CACTCCTCTGGGCGACATCGAGCCGTTATTGAATTCTTTTGAGAGACAGTCAGATCTTTTCAAGAAAGTTACGGACCCCAAATCTACCCCCGCTGAAAAATTAGAAGCTATAAAAGCCGTGAGGGAGAGGCAAGTAGCTCAGTCGGAATTGCAGCCGGAACTAGTGCTGGAACTTAATAATGGAAAATGGTCTGGGGCTAGTTCGTTAAAGGGCATCAAGAAGATTACCCAACAGCTTAAGATCGGGGATCAGGACCCACGGGTGCAAGAGATTATAAAGAAGCTACAGTTGTGGGCGACAGCAATGGAAGGCCAGAAGACTTCCGACTTTACAGTTCTTATCAAGCTATTGAAGAGGGCCTACAAGAACGATATTCCTAATGACATACTGGTAGCTTTGAACACGGCGGCGGGGACAACTGATAACCTAGACGTAGAACCAGAGTTTAAAGAAAATTTGAAGGCAACCTACAGAGCGGTAAAGAAGCGGATTAAGAAAGAAGTAAAGGCCGGTAAGCGCCCCGATACAGATGCTGAACCCGAGGCCCTTGCAAGTATAAAGCGTGTATTGGTTAGAATTCCTCTGGAGGACGCTCGCGTTGAGAGAGTCAAAGCATACAAAGAGAAACAAAAGATTGCGTATCAAACCATCAATGACGACACGAAGCTAGGCCCAGAGATTGTCCTCAAGATGAAGTCCATCAGAGCTTCTTTGGATGCCATGAGCAAGATAGTCTCCAAGAATTACGGATTGGGCGAAGTTCGGGGAGGTAGGCTCAACATGGTTATCGACAGGCAGAGCGGTGTGTATCTCACTCGTAGATACAAAGGTTACGATGATTTTGCATACTTAGAGGAAATTCAAAAACCCAATGGAAAGTTCGCAGCGCGCAGGGATGTGGCCGTGAGTTACTTTGAAGAGCTGCGGGTAGATGTAGAGATAAAAGAAGAATTAGCTAGGATGCAGGGGCTGCGAGCTAAACTAGGGCAGGAAGTAGAATTCAAAACCCCTGAAGAAGAAGCGGAGGCGAAGCGGGTAACCGCGCTTTCCAAAACCGAGATGGCTGAGGAAGCCAAGATAAGAGCTGAATTAAGGGTTAAAGATTCGCGCAATGAAACTATTGCGGAAATGAACACTCTACTCAAGGCGATTGAGGAGAGGGCTCGCGGAGATGTTGAGGCGCAAAATGTGGCGAGCATCTTGAGTAAGAAGCATCCACAACTTAGGCGGCTACTAAAGCTAGATACAGACGCTCTCAAGAAGAAAACGGATCTTGATCCAAGGGTGAGGTATCTTTTGGGTCAATACGGTTTGGAATTCAATGAAGATGGGACGTTTGAAGAGAAAGGTTTAATCGCGTTCGAGCAAACCTTCAATGCCTTGACCAGAATGGTAGAGCAGTCGTCCTTCTTTAGTCAGCTTAAACGTATCGGTGGTGTGGTAGATGGTGACTTTGAAAAGGCTTTCGTGTTCACCCTACAGGAAGCGATAGACGCTGGCCTAGATGGTAATGAATACACCAATGTACGCACCGGAAGGTTGCTATCTGATTACATAGACTCCAAGGACAGGGTAACTACAGATGAAGACGAATCCCAAACTGTAAAGAGGGGTCGGGAGGTGTTCGATTTCACTTACGATATGTTTATCCCTACCGAAGGGTTTAAAGCACTTCGTGATTACCAAAAGGTGAGCCGCACCACTAAAGGTACATCTATGTTCGAGGGTCGGACAGTGCTTCGGCTTATCAAAGATAGAGAGCCGGTAAAAGCAGCGACGAGAATGCTATTTAGATCTACCGAGATTGTGAATGGTATATTCCTCATGGCTAAGACTGCTTACAATATCCCCGCTTACCCGCTGCGTAATATGATTACAGCAGTGACTACATACGGGTCTGCTAATGGGGTGGGTCCCCACCATGTTGCGAAAGAATTGGCTATCCTGTTTTTATCCAGATTGCGCCAACCTTTCAGAGCTGGGTCTGTAATATCTCCCGAACGTAGGCCCGGTAGTGAAACGGAGCTAAGCGCCACAGAATACAGGATGCTTGGTATTGATCAGAGGACCTTAGAACTAACCTTGATTAACCAACAACTTGCGGGAGGAAGGTCGGGGGACATAAGTGAACTTTTCTTCGAGTCTTTGGGGGATGTCTTTGAGGCATCAAAGAAATCCAGACTGGGTAAAGTAAAAGACGTAGCTAAAGCCCCATTCAAAATATCTTATGATATCGTAGCATCTATAGCTCAAGCCATTGATACGGCTACCAAAGTTGCTATATACAAAAAAGAAATGCGCGTCCTCAACAAAGCGCAGAAGTACGAGAAAGATAACGGGGTAGACTTGGGTTACCTGAACATGTCTGAAGAGGCGCAACAACAACTTGCGGCCCAGAAAACTGTGTCAGTTGCCCCCACGTACTCTGAACATACGCTGTTGCAGAGGGTTATTAGGAGAATAAACCCATTTTTCTTCGATGCATTCAGTGGTTTCTTTGTGGATCAATTTAGGATTTTCTACAACCAAATATTGACGGGTACTTCTCATCGAGAGACCAAGGACAGGAATCCCATCATTGAGAGTAATGGAAGGAAGCGGCGGCTGGGGTCCATGCTGACACATGGTTCTTTTGCTGGAGTTGTCACGGGCTCCACGTTCCTTGCTCTCAAGGTCATACTTGATAGAGAGGAAGAAGAATTGTTGGAAGCGAATAGACCATCTTACGCACGGAACAACTCATACTTTCACGTTAAGGGTGAAACCCTGATTGACTTGGGGCTGACCTCCGTGCCCCAGATTATTGATATGTTCTCGGGGCTACCCTCTGAGATTGATCCGAACAAGCTTTACTCGGTTGATATCACTTACATCAACGGGATGTCTCCCGTGCTTGATGGATCACAACAAGCTCTCATAAAAGCCCTCGCAGGGATGAAGGAAGGGGAAGCAGGTACAGGGTTCAAGGAAGCTGCCGCTACAATGTACATGACGTACCTTGAGAGATTCTTGGGGCAGACATTTTCGACCAACCGTACAACGGGTAAACTAGAATTCGACCCAGTTGACGCGATTCCTTTCGGCCAAGTACCAGATACACTGGCGAAGCTCTTTATTAAAGGTGAAGACCCAGATGGTAGACCTCTCTTGAAAGAAGGGATGGACAATACCGAAAGGCTTTCGGCTGTCTTTGACAGGGTTGTGCTGGATACTGTGCTGCCTTCTAATCTTGAGAAGCTTAAGAGGTACTACAAGGAAAGAGACGCCGACGATCCAGACGTTCAGAAAAGAGCGGAGCAAACTCTCTCCTCCGTTATGGCACCACTCAAAGTGAGGGTGGTAGATCCATCTCAAGGTATGCGGACAGTAGCTTATGAGATAAACCGAGAAAGGGAGGGGGTAAGAACCCTTATTAAAGATAAACTCAAGGACGGTAGTGTGTCGTACACCGACAAAGAGATCGAAGACCTAGCAAGAAGAGCCGTTAAGAACACGGTGGAAACTGATCGGAAACTGATCTCCATGATTGAAACATCGAGAAACTTTGAAGAGCCCGCACTTCGGCTCACGGATGAGCAGATATACAACGCGCTTACCAAAGCGGGTGTTGGGAAGAACCGAGCTAAGGCGGTAATGAGAAGTAAGACCGAGCGTTACCTCCCTTCAAAGGCTTGGTATATAGATCTCTTGAAAGCCGACCCCGACGGTGAATGGCCCGACAAACGAGCCCGTATTTATGACGCGGCGGTAAGAAGAATCTCTCAAGAGAAACAATACGAGGATGTCTACACGGGTCAAGGGTCCGACACCCCTTAGTCGGGGATTGAGTCTACATAAACCTTGGTGAGGCGGGTGGCTATCTTCTTACCAAGGCCGTCGGGGTCGTGGTGGCAATAGTAGGGAGTGCCAATCACAGACGGCGCATCTTCCCCCACACTAAGGGGGAAGATGCGGGTAGAAGCGGGGGCCACACGTTCCCCGTCTAATACCCCGTCGATCATGATGGGAATACCGTTGGGCAAGAACTCACGAACTATATGGATCATAGTGTGGGCATCAATCTTTTACACGCGGCATACAGTTCATCGCCATCCCGCTCCGCTTGCGCAGCAACCCGACCATCATCTGCCAACTCATGAACGTGATAGCCCGCAGATATAGCTATCGCCATCATAAATCTGTCCAGCTTTACTCCGTTGTGCAGAGCCTTGGATCTTATCGAGACGTCGGGTAGGTAGGCGATTACGGACCACCCGTTGACGGCTTCGTTGTCGGGCTTCGACTGTAGTTTGACGGTGACTTCATTTACTTCGACCACCTCTGTATTTATTTTTGGTTTCATGTTCTTGGGAATTTCATGCCTTCACTGAAGGGCATAGTTTTACTTACATATTGAGGGGTGTTTAGGACGACCCACCACTCATGGTCTTCCTGATAGACATGGAAGTTCAAACCATAGTGGTCAGAGACCTCATTCATTCTACGCTTTGTGGTGGGGGTGCGCCACCCACCAGAGTTCAAGGTGACGGAGTTGGGGGTGAACTCCACCACGTTTGTGTCGTGATAGCGGACGGCAGTTTTGAGACCCGTCTTATCAGAGAGATCAATTACTGTGGTCGCCGCTTTCCCCGAGAAGGGGTTTGGTTTCTTTGTTTTCATATTCCTTTATTAGTTTTTGCACTGTTGTGTTTTTTACCGCCTTAAGTTTGTCTATGAGTTGGGAGGTACGTTCCCGCTCCCTGCGAAGCTGATCCCGCAACTCAATCATGGGCAACTTTCTCTTAGCTAGTTGCCGTATGGCGGGCATCCATTTTCGTACGTCTATAATTTTACTCATGTCTATGGTCTTCGTTGGGTACACGCTTGCGCCGCAGAACGAGAAGCAAGATTAGGGCAACGAGGGTTGGGAACAATAGTTCATTCATGGTTATTCAGTATGGTTTGTGGATGATATATGATTGGTGTCTTTCGCCTTCGTAGTTAAACGTAACGAGATCTCGTCCGTAAAAGTCTTCCTCTATGTTAAGGAACTCGACATTATCCAGACGGATATCCTCTCCATCTAACGTGACGTAGGGTATGTATGGGTGACTCATGATTCAGGAATCGGGATTCAGGAACCAGTCAGGGGTATCACGCCCCGACCACTTGGCGAAGTAACTCTTCTCACCGTTGTAGTAGGCACGGTAAGCAGTCACTGCGAATACTCGTTTGTATTCTTCCGGCATGGCCTGAGCGAAGGGGGTGAGACCCTGCTTGCTCAAGCCTAGCTTTGAGTAGTTAGCTGCACACCAGTGTATGACATCAGTTGACTTGTGCGTCTTGCCATAACGGTAGGTGTACTCGCGGCACATCTCATCGGCGTGGGTGAGTAGCCAATCATAGTTGTCCTTCGATTCCCTAGCCCAGATGGTGCATGGGTGATTGTAGAAGGCGCGCTTGTATGGGGCATCACCCTTGGGGTAGGCCGCACACAACATCTGCGCTGACTCAAGGATCATCTTGACCACATGCTTGTCACACAGTTGTTGTGCTGCGGTGGTCGGATCTTTATCTACGACAAATATATTCATGCGTCAGGATTCAGACTTCGTATTCATCACAGAACCCAAAGGATTCGATCTCATCGGATTGTTCAACGCGGTCTAACCGTAAGCGCATTGCCGCGCAAAACTCAGGGACTGTTATGTCCCCGAAAGATTTCTTCGACTCGATGGACGCCGCGCAATCAAACATATAGTTCATTAACGCACCCGACTCATTCGTGTGGTCTGATACCGGGGGCTTGCTTGCGGTTACACGAACCACGGTACGGGATACAGTGGGGGGTGTGTTGGCTACTTCATTGAGGAACTCAACATATCCAGCGCGGGTGCTGCCCACCTCGTAGGTAACCATAGGGGACTTCGCTTTCTTGGACGCGGCTTGCGCCTCTGCTTTCTTATCGAACCATTGGCGGTTCCCATCGTCTGTAACTTCGTATATCTTCATGTTTATTTATTAACTAGGTGTTTCATAAAATGACGGCCCGCGTATACCGCAGCTACCTCACGCCTGTATTCGTATAGATCTAAGCTATGCTCCACCTCTGCGGTGAAGAAGTAGTTAGGTCTGGGGCGTGACCAGTAACCACCCACCGCATTCTTTTGAGACCAAAGAAGGCGTTGGGTTTCAGGGTACCAGTCCACGCAAGGAGTGAGCTCCTGATCCAAGTCATCCGGCAAGACCACTGCTCTGTCGATCATGCAGTGGAGGATGTCTAGTAGGGCTGAATTCCCCACGCCCCTCACCCGCATGATCTCGGATGCGGACTTGCCGAGGATATCCCCTACAGTTTTTATGCCCGCATAATTCAGTGCTCGTCTAGCCCGATTACTTATGTTGAGGGAAAGCACGGATTGCTTTTCAAAGGGTAGCTCAGCTACCACGGGATTCTTTAACACGGTTGGCGCTATCATAATTATCCAAGTAGTATTGTAGTATTCTTTATTGTTTCCTCGGACTCTTGACTAAGAAGGGCCGAGGGGTTCAGGAAATTAGACCAAGCTGTATCAGCCAGTACTGCGATGGAAGACTCGTTCTCCTTGTTGAAGGCGAAGCCAAAGGGCTTGGGTTCAGGAAACCCACACCCACTGAAGAACTCAACCAGTGACTGCCAGTTGTCTCGCAGTATGTCAAAATCCATGACAGCCAAGCCAACGTAATCAAGGGCGGCGGGACTAGTGGCAGAGTTGGGATCTTTTCGCAAGGTATTCCATCTATCCTCCCACATTTTAGTTGCGTTACTATCGTTCACGAAAGGACAGATTGATTTACCATAGCCATCCACGATTCTAAAAATAGTGTGGTTAATATTCCTCCAACCTGAATCCTCACGCAACGGTATCTGATCATCACTCAGGTGACCCATTACATATTTCATCCCACTCCCTGAAAACTGGGTGCTTACATTCTCCCCATTGTAGGCTGTATACATTAGCTCTTGGAAAGCGCGGTACTTATCAAGATACTGCCGTGGTTGTTTCTCCACGACATCCTCTTTGAGTTCTTTGATATGCTCAACTAGGCGTGTGACAAACTGGTTCTGTAGATACTTAGTAGCGCCCACACCGAAGGTGTTGTTGAGTTTGTGTTCGTATTCCAGATTACTGGACAGATACACAGACCAAGCGAGCTGCCAATAGAAGTCAGCCTTCTCTCCCACCCCACCGTGAGGAAGTGCAAAAGACTTTTGCAAAGCCCTCATGGCAATGTTGTTGGAGTCAACTATTCGAGAGCGGCTGGGAATACGGATGCCGTGCATTACAGCATCGGAGAGCATAAAAGTAAATTGACGCTCTATCTGGTCATACGCCCAAGATGCGGCCCTTCGTCCAAACAAACGCTTGGAGTCAAAGATTCCCCCTCGGTATCCGGGTTGGCGGCACCCCATAAAGATATGCTTTACGGGATTACCGTAGCCGTCGGTGTGCTCTCCCACCACGCCAGTGTCTAGGGCCACCACCAAGGGAACCCAGTCGTTGCGGGTTAGGTCGGGGTCGCAAAAGAAAGTAGCTGGGTCACGGAGTCTTGCCTCGGTACCGTCTTCTCTTTGTAAGTCCTCCTTGTATTGAGCTTTATTTTTTGCCCACGCAGCTCTACCTGTGTCTGGGGCACCCGTTTCATTCTTCGGGTAGATGGATGCCCCGGCACACTCTCTCTGTCGTGCCATCAGCACACCCCCCTGAGCTCTGACGAGTGTGGTCTGCGCCTTCGTATTGAAGGGGTCCAAGCGGAATTGATCTAGTATCTCTTGTGTTTTCATATCTGTATGCTTACTCGCTGCTAGGGTTGACGGGCAACAAGTGAACCGTCTTTGCATTTATGTGTGCCTCTAATCTCCAATCGTCCAATGCAAGACGAGGAGAACGGTGGGAGTTGAACTGCTGGTTCAAGAAGTTGGTCATGGTTATCCGGTTGTATGTGGGGATGTCCACTGATTCCCACGTTATATCCACGACATGATTTACTAAATCGTCGTGGAATGTTTGTGCTGCTTTCTTTGTAGGAAACCAAACAGACCGGACTTCTTGGCCCGCCTTTTCTTGGAAGGTTAGGTGGTATATTCTCATAATTAGGTTGTCATATGATCTAAGTTTTGGAGAGGTACTACATCTCCAAAGGGGTAGTGGCGGGAGTCTGCGTCCCAAGACAACCACAGCACGGGGGTACGTGGCTCTTGTTCGGGGAAGTAACCCCACCCATCGGTCAGATACACGATGACACGCGCATCTTCTGCATTGTCTCGCACCCAGTCGAAGGCGGGTACGAAGTCCGTACCACCTCGACCGTGGATCTGTGTGTCTACAGTCTCGTAGGGCTGATACTCACGGACCTTGCATACTCTGCAATCTACATCCAAGTGGATGATACGCTCAGCGTTCAGAGTGTTGACTGCTTCCTGCACTACGGCACAAGCAACTTCAGCGATACGTGATGGGATAGAACCACTGGAATCCACGACGAACACCAAGGAGCCTATCCTCTCATCCTCCATGCCAACGATACCCACTCCCCAATCGGCCATGTATCGGCGATCAAATCGGGTCGAGCCTTCATCCATGCAGAACTCGTCCGCATACTTCTGAAGAAGATCCTGCATACGGAGGGGGGACTTCTGTAACTTCTCCAATCTCTCCAAGAACTTGCCGGGTGTATCACCACGCAACTTGGAAGCATGGATGGACGTAGATAGGATGTCTTTCCACTTCTCTTCCTGATCCCGTAGCTCCTCTTGGGTTGCCCCTTGAGGTAGCTCGAACTCACCGGGGGAGACGGGTTCTTGCCCCGCACCTCCACCCGTACCTTCACTTTGACCATCACCGGGTGAGGAACCAGACGTTGACTCGGATTCACCCTGCTCACCATCTTGGTCCTCGGGTTCACTGGAACCATCGCCCTCACTGTCGCCAGTGCTATCACCTCCGCTTTCGCCTTCGTCATCGCCGGGATTGTCGGGGGGTGTATCAGGGGATTCCTGCTCTTCCTCCCGCAGAACCTTGAGCACATGCTCGGCAGCTTCTGTCCCGAACCTGTCCAGATCTACATACCCACCAGATGGCAGGACAATAGGTCGGGCAGCTTCGGAGCTGTACTCGGTGAGAAGATTGTTGATCTCCACATCGGTGGCTTTATTGACGAGCGCCCCCTCACCATTCTGCATTGGCTCGAAGAACCGAACGAAGTGTCCGAACAGGGGGTGGCATACCTCATGGATCAGGAGGCCCTCCAGTTCGTACATGTTCTGGGTCTCGGTGTAATCAGGGTTGATTCGTATGACGTTCCCATCCGTGCAAGCAGTGGGTACCCGACGATCAATGATGATGGGTAGTGCCTCCAATCCGGGTGCGAAGAACGGGTGATCTTTCATGATCTTGTTCTTCACAAGCTGGATTCTCCCCAGCTCCTTCTTATCTTTTAATTCCGTGCTCATGATAATGATTCTCTTTATGTAACATAGCTAACGCTGTTAATTCTTCTCTATGGTTTTCCCAAAGACGGAAAGCAGGGCGAGACAAGTAAACCGTGCCTGCTGCCTTGCCTTCCCACCACAGGTGGCCCGAACGATCTTGGGACCCCAGCCACTTACCGAACCAGAACAAGACCGAAGACTCGTCTGGTTCTCCATGGCAAGCGGGTACTACTGGGTAGTCTGCGAACGCGCAGTCGTCTTTGAGTATCTCTGCTATCAGTTCAAGACTAGGCGAGGAGCTCATCTTTATTCTTCAGACACCACTTGATCATAGGTGGGGTGTTCACCAGCTCCGCACGGGTTCGACGCAAACGGTTGCCCACCATGGACTCCATTGACTGAAGAACATCGGGGTTGCTGGTCAGGTCAGGGTCGGTGAGGCGACGAGCTAGCAGAAGAACATCTGCCACGTTGTCTTTCTCAGCCAGAGTGACGAGCTTGCTGGCGATGATGTACTTCATGTCGGGCTTAGTCTTGACTCGGCTCAAGTCACAATGACGGGCATCTTCCAACATCTTCTCCACGCTTCCACAGGTGGCGTAAAGCTGAATGAATGTGGTGAACATCTGAGCGGCTTTGCCGCCAACACATCCACCCACCTCAGCCTTGAAGATCCGCAGGTTCTCGGGAGAGGTCATCTCAAGCGGGTCCTTGTAGGTGGTTAGATACCTGTCTAACTTGGCATAGGATCGGGAAGAGGAGATCGGTTGCTCACCATCCCACAGAGCCATGTTGTCACAATACAGTGCTTCGTTGTGTGCCCTGAGAAACCCAAGGACATACTCAGTCTTTGCGTTCTCCATCAACCACTTGTTGGTGCCGCTGATAGACGGCGCTACATCGAACACTTGGAAGCGGTCCATGATGGACGCCGTGGTCCTCGCTGCCTGACAGTGGTGCTTCAGACCGTTGGCTGAGGCTACCATCATACAGTTGCGGGGGAACTCGTAGTCACCAATCCGTCGATCCAAGATGGCTTCTTGTGCTACCTTGAGAACATTGGGGTTGGCGTTGAGCAGCTCCTCCCAGTGAAACAAGTAATGCTTGTCACAGTCGGATGGAGGTAGGGCTTGGTCCTTGAACCACTTCATAATCTCCTCCACCTTGTCAGGAATGGCGTAGCCCCGCACATCATTGAATGTGCGGTAGGCGAGCCTGAAGTCGATGTATATCATCCCCATCGCTTTAGCGAATGCCTTCATGATCTCGGTCTTACCAAGACCGGGCATCCCCAGAAACAGTGGGACCTTGAACTCCCCAGCATTATCCTCTGTGGGGTTGTCCGCTTTACGGACCCGGTGGAGGATAGGGGTGATATCGGTGGGATAGATGGGCGTAAGAGGGACTACCTCTTCATTGTTTGTACTCATATGTGTATGTTTTACAGTTGGATCAGGTCTTTCATTCGGTTAGCTCCTGCAATGACCTTGTTGCGGGAGTGTTCATTGGCTTTCAAAATGTCAGCATCGAGATCCTCAAGGAGGCTCTTGCCGATAAGGATAGCTTCGTCCAGATCAGTGCTGGGTCGGGGGGCCTTGCGTTCCGCCATCTCCAGCTTCTCTACGAGTCGCTCTACTACAGACTCCGTGATAGGGCTGCGGCTGGACTTGTTCTTAGCCTCGCACTGCTGGCCCACATGGGCTGCGGACTTAATCACTTCCTTCGTGACGTCGAGGGTTACAGCCTGAAGTCCATACTCCACCTGTTCCTTCTTACGCTCGTCGAGTTTCTCCATCTCATGACGGAGCCGCTCGTCGAATACATCCGGCATGAAGCTGGTGACAATCGGGTCCTCAAACGTAGTGAAGGAGATACGATCCCCAACTGCATCTTGGGAAGGGAACCGGTGTCTGAACCTGATGAAGTCGTTCCCGATACCTCGGCTAGTCGCGGCCTTACGGAGAAGGTCAGGGTACCGTCGGATGAAGTCCTGCTTGGCCATCTCAAACCGCTGCCTGTACTTGGACATTGTATCCAGATACTCAGACAGGTATTCAGTGGACAGGAAGTACCAGCATCCCTTGGTGGACAGCTTGACCTGCTCGTCGGGGTCGGGCTTGTAGTCAAGCCACGGTGCGGATACCAACCGATGGAATGCGGCTCGCCCATCGTCCTCAACCTCTTTCAGTGCCTTGATGTCATCGGCATCGACTAAGTGAATCTGATGCTTGTGCTGTTTCGCATTGGCATCTTTCTTTTTAGCCTGCTCTGCTGCTGCTTGCTTGTCTTGAACCTGTGGGTTGAAGTGGCATACAGTCAGCCTTACTTTGATTCCCTCGCTAGTGGAGGGGGATTTACTACTCATTTGCTTATACTTTGATTCCTTATTTGTGGTTAACCCTACAACCTACAGGAATCAGGATACAGGATGCAGGGTTGGGTTGCATTGTGACGTCAGCCGACGTCGGGAGATGATTCGCCCTTGCTCACAACGGCAAGGTGCTTGAGGAAGTCTTCCTTAGTGGGGTTACCCCACGCCCCGAGCCAATGCTCTGACTCGTCCTCACAGACTGACTGAGCCTCGTCCTCAACATCGTCGATGAACTCTTTCATCCATGCCAGAGACTTTTCAAACTCTGTCATGGGAGGGGGTGGCGGTGGAGGAGGGATCTTAACGTGCACTCCGTCGGTAACAGGTTTACCATACCCTACAGGTGACAGCCAAACTGTAGGCAGTCTTATGATGGAGACATCCCTAAAGCTCCGCTTAAGCAGCCTACTCAAGGGGGCGTCGGGGTACAGCCCCCACTCCCCGTCTTTGTCAATGTGATGTTGTATCATGGATTCGCAAAGTAATTTGCCCCCCTTTTTTCCGGGTTGGTTATACATGCGGGGTTTATCCTACATGGGAGAGGCGGGGGCATCTCCTCGCAGCACGGTTCTTTATTCTGGCCTGAGCTACATCAACCAGTGTCGGTATTATCCCCCGACTGGGTTCCCCCTCCAACAACGGGCCATTATGGGGGATGACATGGGCCACTTTACCCATGCCGTTCGGCCTACTATAGGCCCCAAGCGACTTGCGTGGCGAGGGGCCAGAAAGTGGGTTCACTCAAAGATCCACGCGGGGTAATCGGGATTCTCCTCTGCGATTTCGCGGTTCATTGCGAATTCCCCCGGATCGGAGACATGAGTCCCAATGCAGCCCTTGGGTTGTCCATCCAAGGGGATGAGGTACCCGAAGGGGTTGATGTTCGGGGGGCCGTGGAGGGGGTGCTCAGTCCTCATCTTATCGAGGAAAGCGTCGGCTTTCTTCAGGTGATTCCTGTAACCCACCCCATTGGTGTCCGCGCTCCAGTAGATCTCTCCACTGTAGGTCGGGGTGCCTCCATTAACTCCAAACCTGTAGTTGTAGGTTCCGTAGTAATCAATAAACCCCTCAAGGTTTATTCTCCACTTACCGATCCGGTAAGTGGTTGTGTCGAGGGTCTTCGCCTCGGAGTTGTGCCGTGAGACGGCATGGGTGTTTACATATGGTGTCATAATTTTACATATGGTGTCATAATAAATATAAGATGTGAGGAGGGATTTATTTTTTACCCTCAACTTTCGGCTCCAACATAGCATCGTTTGCCTACTCGCACTCCGCTCTCTCTGCTCAGTCGGTTGACCCCTGCTCAAGATACAGATACCTTATCTCTGTTGTAGAAAGATTATTCAGTCACTCACGTTCGGGGAGCTACCCCGAAATTGGTTAAAAGATTAGGATCAGGATTCCTATCACTGCTCCAGCTACAGCTACACCTGTCAGGGTTTTCCTGAGTCGGGTACGCTTGCGGCGGTTTCGGGGGCGGAATGGGTGTTTCGCCCCTAGCTCCAACCACTCCCCCGTCTCGGGGGATATCCACCCCCGACGAACTCCACTACAGAGTAGCTCACGGTTGGCATCCCGCACACTCTTGACCCGCAGGTCCCAGTGTATGGTGGTGCTGTCCATCAGGACAGCCACATGGTCGGGCATGTTATCTCGGGCTACCCTGTCAGGCATGGGTGCATTATCCCCATCAAAGGGAGACATGAGGGTGACATGCCCTACATCCCGTGATGTGGCAGCATCGAAGTAGGTTATATATAGTCTCTCACTCATGGGGTTCGTGGGGTTGGGAAGTTAGCAGGGAGGACGGGCCGACCAAGGGATATCGGGTAACCAAACGCCTCCTGCTCCAGAAGGTCTTGGGGTGTGGGCTTAGGCTCCCCAGTCTTGGGGTCGATGCCCCGTTTCTCGCACGATTCATCGTGCTTGTCAATTAGGGATTCAATTTCTTTTCTCATAATAATTCCGGGTAAAGGGTTCAGGAATCAGTATTCGCTCACTGCATGATTGCAGTCTGCTCATCTCTTCATCCCACCTGCGGCACTCCCGCTGGTGGACTACTTCAAGGGTGACAATGGCGGTAAGGGCCATACTACAACTGACCCATGTGTAGAGGTAACTCCACGTTGAGTCAACGTCTACCCCGAGCTGTTGAAGCTCAAGGTCTGCGGCTATGCAGTAAGTTCCGCACAGCATGGACAGGACACCGCCGAGGGCGAGTCCGATTGGGATTGCATACTTCATATCTACTTGTTTCTACGGGCAATCTTTTGAACCACCTCTTCCCAGACATTCTGTCCGAGTGCGTGGTCTACTGACACGACCCCAGCGCGGGGGTCTGATTGGGCACTGAGGCCCGCCGTTGTCTGGTCAGCGAACTTGACCAGCGTGTTACACCGGAGGGATTCCTCCGATAGTTTGGGTAGGTGTGCGCGTCTGCGACGCACAGGGTCCGCCATGATGCGGTGGGTGGGTACTACTCTGTATGTAGCCATTGTTTTGGTTTGGTTAGTTATACTACTTGCCCGATTGAAAAGGGTTCGGGTTTACCCTTGGAAAGAGAACCACCCTAGACTCGGCGGGCCTGCGCGTCCGTAGGACTTATCGCTTCAGCGTCTTGGTGCGGTATACCGCTAGTGGTCTGACAGGTGGCTGATCAGACACAGGCAGTTTAACCTCATGCCTAGGAGGGAGTCGCTGAGCCTTTCTAAGTGCGACCGCTCGGCCTTCCTGTTTAATGGGCTGCGGAAGGGACAACCCTTAGCGGTGCTATTGTGTTTGCCCTACCGCTCGTCAGGCAAACAGAGTCGTAGGCAGTTTAGCCTCATGCCTAGGAGCGGGCGTGGTTCACACGACACCCAGCGTGTCTCCGTTTTCTGTATTATGAGAGGCACGGAGAGGCGAGCCTAGGACCAATTCGGCGGTCCACAACCGTTGCGGATTTGTCATTCTCCCACCGCGGGAAGACTCATGTGGTATACGACTCCAATGCCAGAGTGCTAGAGGAGAAGGTTAGGGTTGGTAGGCAGTTTAGCCTCATGCCTAGGAGGGGTCGCGGCCTTATCATGTTGGTTTGCCCTACCGCTCGTCAGGCAAACAGAGTGATAAAGTGAAAGTGTGGGTGCATACACCCCAACCACCGCTCCAGAACTCGGGTGGTTGGGTATATGACTATCCTACACCCCACGTTCTCGCCGCAAGGGCAGTCCCACAGGTGTGGGCGCGGAACGGGTGGGTGCAGGGTCGTCTGCTTCCCGCAGTGGGCTGTGTTTAGTTCATGGTAGAACCCTCCTTGGTTAAGGTTAATATATCAGTCCACATAAAGTCGTAGGCAGTTTAGCCTCATGCCTAGGAGAAACTCCCTAGCTGTGTTCACAGCCAGTGCCTTAACTGGTCTAGGTAACTCAATACCTGAGTATCGGGGAGCGTGATACCTCACCGGATTCCGTGGATCACGTATGATGAATCGGGAATCAGGAATCAGGTGACAGGGTTCATGGACACAGGTTCCATGAACCATGTCACCCGCCGCTCCGAAGAGCGGGGATGAATGTGGGGGTTACTTGAGATGGAGCTGCGAGAAGACTGCGGCACCCCCACTAGCGTGGAGGACCCAGCACTGGTTCGCATCTCCGAATGCGGCTGCGACGGACCCGCGCAACTTGCGGAGGAGGGCAATCGCCTCCTTCGCCTCGTTTGTGAAGGGCAACGCGGCAGCGGCTTCCTTCATGTTGGGAAGCCTCAGCACGAAGCTCTTCGGGTTATTGGAGAAGGGCTTGAAGTGGAGAATCCCCTTCAGTTCGTCCTCCCCAAACTCCGAGTGAAGGAGTTCCACGCCTTGCCGGACATTCGCCACAGCGGCGGCGGCGGCGGGGTCACCCTTCGACTTCTTGGTAGGCTTAGGCTTGTTCGCCGAGGCGAGCCTAGCTTTGAGCGCTTCCTTGTTTCCGCTGGTTGGCAGGTCAAGGGCAGTCAATTTGGCTTTCAGTTCTTTGACGGTCATATTGCTTGGATATTTGTGATGTTATTGTGATGTTCACGAATCACCATCGTGAGTCATTCACGGTGGTGAAATATGAACACCCCAATTTCATCATAAGCTATTGGGCGTCACCTTGTACTCAAGGTTTGTCGGGGTCTAATCTTTACGCGCATCTAATCGCGCCCCTGTTGGCCACGGTAGCCCACACGCCTGCTCCTCCCCCGTGGTCCTAGCACGGGTTACTCTCACACGATACACGCCACAAGGTGGCGTGAGAATGGTCTACCAATCATCCAGTCACATTGAGAATGAACCTCACTATTTGCAAGGGGTATTGCTACCTTCGTCAATCCCGGCCTATCCGACGAAGCATTATTGCGCTACGGTAGCGCAAAGGCTTGTTACTTCTCAGGCTAGCACATGCTACTTGTATTGCGCTACATGGCAGGCGCTCAGGACTCAGGCAGATTCCATCCGGTAGAGCCCCCATGCTATTCGTCGCATGGACAAGCCGTCTATTGACGACACCCGCACTTTGAGATCCCGGGCGGGGATCACCAGAACACAGCATCTGGTCAGCTAGGGAGAGGGAGGACTTGAACCTCGGGGAAGCTCCTATCACCCCACAATGGGTCCAGACCCAAATCCGCGAATCCCGCGCCCGAATCCTGCACCATGAATCACGAACCACGCCACCCCCACCCTGCCTCATTTTTTTCACAACTATGTGTTGTGTGTGTATGTTGTGTGAAAAAATTTGACTACCCCCAAATGCACGATAAAACGCAGTATGCGTGACCAGAAGAAGCACGAATACTATCTAAAGAACCACGAAGCACGAAAGGCTTACCAACGGAAGTACTACGCTGCGAACAAGGCTAAGATACTGAAACAAAGGGCGTTAGACCTATTGGCAGACCCCGAGCTGGCCGAAAAAAAGCGTGCATACAACCGCGCATATTATTTAAAAAACCGTGCACGGCTCAAAGAGCTTCGTAAGGCGAAAGCGGAGAAGAGGGAGGGGTCAAACTTTATTTCAGAGTAGACCCCCCACCTATAAAGTCTCTTCTAGAGGGACTCCAACAAAATTTCTAGAAATTAAGTTTGACTAAATCTAGAAGAAACTTTTTATATAGGGGGTAACGAAAACATTTGAATGGACACGCTCCCACAGACCCAACCGATCCCCAACGCCCGCGATTATGTGCTACTGCCCTCGGGGTTTGTATTTAACACGAAGACCTGTAAGCGGCTTCGCCGATGGTGGAACGGCGACCGCTGGAAGACCCTCCTGACTAACGACGATGGGAAGCGCGTCCACTTCGCCCACGATTCCATAGATGCCCCCACACCGGAGTTATCCTTGTCCCATATCTTTGATTTCGAGGGGGCTCAGGTGATCCCCGAGTTTCCACGGTTCGCAATCACCCCCTATGGCTGTGTTTACTGCGTGAAACCCGAATCCCGAGGCCGCACCGCGGGCCGTGTATCCATGGTCTCAGAGTTTATGCGCGGCAATACACGATACGTATCCCTGAAACACGAATCAGGAATCAGGAAGCAGGTACCCGTGGACAAGCTCCTCAAGAGTGTGTGGGGGTAGGATTGTGTATATCCCCCTTAACCTGCGGTAGTAAGCCGGTGTACACCCAAAAATCAGGCACTTCTCCGGTTTATATAAACCGTAAAAGGTTCCCCCAACCCACCCCCGTGAAATCCTTGAGTCACGGCAATCGACACGTTTTCAGAACATGTCGATGAAATCGACACAAAGCCCGCCTCGGCAGCTACTCCAAGGCGGGCTTGATCTTAGTAGGGCTTCGGCTTCGGCTTCGGCTTAGTGCCCTTTGGTTTTGGTTTGTTTGCCATAAATCATCTGTGTGGGGGTAACTGGACTGCCTGCCAGTTGGTTAAAGTCGGGACCACCCCCACACAATCGGTCCCTACTTGTCTGCTGTAGTCCCTGCTTCGGGCTCAGTCGGTACCAGATCGAGCCCGATACAGAATTTTGGTGGCATAGGCCGGAGTTCGAGGTCCAGCTTTGCCGACGTTGATGGCGACGTAAATGGGAGGGGCACTTGCCCACCCAGATCAGCCGTGGAGCATGATACACCAAACAGGATGCATGATGCACTTGCTGCAATGAGGTTCCATTTCATAGCCCCCCTTGTATTAACGCCCTCCTACCCTGTCCAGTGAAATTTACATAATTGACTATTAAGTTTCAAAAGGATATCACTTAAACAATGAGCGAATACCCGCTGGACATTGATGGGTTGGATTTGGGTGCCCTTACGGATGAGGGAAAACCTGTGGCTAGCAGACTCAAGGATGTCAAAAGCGCGGTAGGTATCTTCAATACTTTGCTCAGAGCTGATGAGAGGTCTGCGGTAAACCGAGCTAGGGTGGACGCCATGTTTGATGGCGCGGCCCCATACAGTAGCGCGGGGCTTGCCGCGAGCGGTCAGCAGCTCAAAACAAACCTAAATTTTGGCGATGCCCAACGACTCTTGGATGTGGCTCTGTCTGCTTACGTTGACCTTTATTCTTCTCTGGAAAGATTTGTCGAGGTACGAGGTACGCAGGGGGAAGCCAGCGAAATCAAACCGGCGGAAGAAATCGTCGCGGAAGAACTGACCCACCTCATGCGGAACTGGCCTGAGTTCCACAGCGCCTACCTACGCCTGTGCACCATGTTTATTAAACATGGGGTGGCGGTTGCTTACTTTGACTCCCCTGATGATTGGAAGTTTCGTGTGGGCGGGTTCACGGATATTCTGATCCCGAGACAAACCTCAGCGAACGAAGATGCCGTGGACATTGCGGTAGGGCGGCGGAACTATCTTCTGCACGAACTTTATTCGTATATCAAAAACCCAGAGGCAGCAGAAGCTGTGGGTTGGAATGTGGAAGAGGTAAAGCGCGTCATCGCCAAAAACGCCACCACCAACGGTCGAGACTACGGTAGCTATGACTACGAGCAGATGCAGGCCGAGATGAAGAACAATGACCTGTACACCGGTATCCAAAACCCTTCGGTGCGGGTCCTGCATTTCTGGGTCAAAGAGATGGACTGTAGCATCAGCCATTACATCGCCGCAGAGAACAGCCCTAAAGATTTCCTATATAAGAAAGTTTCTCGTTACGCAAAGGCCGAGCAAGCCTACGTGATGTTCACCTATGGTGTCGGCAGCAACGGTACATACCATTCGATTCGTGGCCTAGGCCAACGCATCTTCGCCCATGTCCAGACCAGTAACCGACTGCGTTGCCAGCAGATTGATGGAGCTATGCTCGCGTCCGCGGTGATGATCCAACCCGAAACTCAAAGGTCTCTGGACGAATTGCAATTCACCTACTATGGCGCTTACGCCGTACTTAGTCCGAATGTAAATATCGTTGAGAAAGCGATCCCGAATCTTGGCACTGCTGTTCAGCCTGCTTTGCAGGACCTCACCCAACAGTTGTCGTTGAACACTGATACCATATCCACGTATGGACCGAATCAAAGTTCACCGTACAGGAACCAGATGCAGGTGGTGGCCGACATGGATGTCACTACCAGACTATCCGGCGCGTCCCTGAACCTGTTCTACGCATCATGGAACAGGCTCCTTCGGGAGATTGTACGGCGCGTCGTAACCACTAAAAAACCAGACCCCGCCGTCATGGACTTCTATCGACGGTGCGAAGACAGAGGAGTACCCGCTGAGTTTATTAAAACTCTAGATGTAGATAGAACCAAAGCTGTGCGGTCTATCGGGAACGGGAGCCATGCCAATCGCATGGTGGCGTTGCGCGAGCTCCAAGCAATCAGCGGGCAGTTTGATGATGTGGGCCGACGAAACCTGACACGCGACATCGTGTCTACCAGAGTGGGCCACGATCTTGCCGACAGATATGTTCCAGCAGATATCGAGAAGCGTCCGACCGTTGATCTTAAGATTGCGTACTTTGAGAATCAGCAGTTGATGGAGGGTCAGTCCGTCCCTGTCGTTGGGAATGAGCTCCACGGTACCCACCTTGAAATTCATGTCCCGGTCTTGTCGCAGTTGATTGAGCAAATCAATGTCGGGGAAGCCGACCCCATGCAGAGCTTCCCGGTTCTCCAAGCTTTCTATGAGCATATCAGCCAGACGGTACAACTCGCCGCAGGAGACCCCGCACTCGAAGGAATCGTCGGACAGACAAAACAAATCCTTCAGTTCGCAGAAGAAGCCATCAACAATACATCCAAGGCTCTACAAAAGATTCAGAGAGACCAAGCTCAGGAAGGTGCCCCCGAGGGACAGCCTGAACAACCAGATGCTAAAATGATGGAGCATCAAGTTAAGATGCAGATCGCTCAAGAGAAAGCAGAGCTTGATATGGCCATCAAACAGCGGAAACATGAGCAAGAAATGGCTTTGCGGGACGCAAAGGCCGCTCTAGAGTTCCGCGAAAATAGTGACCGCTGAAGAACTTCTTAAGCTCCATGATGACACTTGCGCTATGTGCAAGGACATCATGCGTACAAAAAATTCCGATTATACGGGAGGGCGCGGAGCAACCGATCCTTTCGCCAATTTTAAGAGTAGTGTTGTAATAGGAGTACACCCTGTACACGGACTACTTATGAGGGTTCTGGATAAAATCCAGAGAATCCGATCATTTGTTAATGATAAAGAGTTACAGGTCCCCGATGAGAGTGTAGAAGACGCCTGCCACGACATAATAAACTACGCAATTCTGGCGAAAGCGATGCTCCTAGAAGAGCGCGAGGAAAACTCAAAAGATGCCTAAAAAAATTATACCCCCCATCCCCCTAGATCATTGGTATGGGGACAAAGCAGCCGTAGACGAGCTGGGAGAAATACTAAAGTCTCCAAGCTTTCAAAAAGCAGTGGCGGTTCTCAAAGAAATAGCTGGACCTTCTTTCAATACTTTGCAGGATGAGCATAGTAATAGTGTGAGACACGCGTGGTACGCCGGGTATCGAGACGCCTTCAATGACTTACACAAGTTATCAAAACTACAGACAACGAAGTCTACCAACCCCCACTCTGATGAGTGGACCCACATCGAGAAATGAGCGAAGAAGCCGTAGCCGCCCCCGAAGCAGAAGCCGTAAATGATACAGTAGAGGCTCTACCCGAACCATCACAAGAACTCAGCTTCACTGATGCGCTCGAACAAGCCTTAGCCCAAGTAGGGGAGGCCGCAGAGACTATTGAGGAGCCAGAAAAAGAAGAGAAAGAAGAACCCCCAGCGCAGAAGGCAGAAGAGGCAGAAGAGGCAGAAGAGGCAGAAGAGGCAGAAGAGCAGCCCGAAGAGACCAAGGAGACGGAAGAATCTGAGGAAGTAGAAGAAAAAGAGGACGACACCACGAAAACGCCCCTAGACGAACTCTCCGAAGATGTGGGAGATGATTGGACCCCCAAGGCGGCAAAAAGATTTAAACAGCTCAAGGATGAGCTAAAGAGTTCTACATCCGAAATCGAAACCCTCAGACAAAAAACTGAGGAGTATGAGTCTAAGATCAAAGAACTCACTGCCATGAACGAGGCAGAAGACCCCGCAGCCCTAAAAGAAAAATTAGAGCAGTTTGAGCAGGAACAAAAATTTAATAACCTTGAGGAGACCGAAGCTTATAAACAAGCCGTTACCGAACCTCTCAAGGATTTGCTCGATCAAACAGAGCAGATCGCTGAAAAATACGGAATAGACACGGAAGCTCTCATCGACGCGGTAGCGATGGAGGACGAGACGGAGCAGGATAAAGTGCTAGAAGATCTACTGAGCTTGGCTTCCGACAGGGATAAATCACGTATTTTCCGTGTTATTGAGGCTACAGAGCCAATCATGCAGGCCCGCCAAGACATGTACGAGAATGTAGAACAGGCAATAGCTGAAGCGCAAGAGGCAGACAGAAAAGCGGAAGCCCAGAGTATTGCTGAACGAGTCAAAGAAAGACAAGACGCGGTAGCCGATGTCGCCACTCGGGTGAGTGAGAAACTACCATTCTTAAGTGGGATCGAAGGTTTTGACATGGAACCCGTAAAAGAGAAGGCGGCTGAGTCCGACCCCACGACCCTCCACCCGGTAGACCACGCCTACAACTCGATAGCTTCTCAGATTCTACCCACCGTCGTCAAAGAGTATGCGTCCTTACGAAAGGAGTTGGACACTGTGACTGATCGTCTGGCCGAGTATGAGCAAGCCGAACCCAACTCCACAGCCACCGGAGAAAGTCTCACCTCTCAAGGAGCTGCTGCGAACAAGGACAGGAAGATGAGTTTTGAGGAAGCTGTGAACGCCGCGTTCGCTGGTTAAACTTGGGTGTTGACATATGTGCGCCTATAAGTTTATATAGGCACACTTCGTAGCTGGTTGCTCTAGCCATAAATAGTTCTACAAGCTGCGGGGTTAAACGAGCGTTGTCTCACCCACATAGATAGGCCCCGGCTGCTCTGCCATAAATAGTTCTACCCGGTCTTCGCCCGAAACTCTTTTTTAATTCCGCACCCACATGTCGTGGGGGCACAACTCTCATTTTACGATGGCTCTCATTAACAACACTTCGTCTGGTACCGTTGACGGCACCGACCTAATCAATACGGTTCTTACCGAGGAGGCAAATCGCATCGGTCAGGACATCTACTCTCGCACCCTCCATACGTCTCCTTGGATGGACCTCATCAAGCAAACCGCTTTTGCAGACGGTATGGGTTACACACAGACTACCCTTATCTATGACCGCGCCATTCCCCACACCGCAGCCGATGCTGAGGGGGTTACTTGGAGCGACATGGGTAATGAACTGGGTGCCAACGCATTCACCAACACTCTCGGACAGAGCCTCAAGGATTCCGCCGAGAACGTAGGTGGTGCTCAAGGCACGCACGCATCCACCGACGAGCGGGCTAACGTCGCATTTGCTAAGCAGCTCAAGCAGTACAGCATTCAGCGGACCATCATTGAGTCCCCAAAACTGTCAACGGAAGACCTCCGTTTTGCTGCCCATCGTACCGAGCAGCTTCGGGCGATCATGGATCGCATGACCGAGGCTACCCGCTACACTTGGGAAAACCGTTATCGTGACGAGTTCGAGCGGCTTGCTGGAAACCTCGTTCTTTGCGAAACGACCGGCACTACTATCAAGGATACCGTCGACGATGCCGATACGGGCAACACCACCGAAAACGATAGTTTTGAGGGAATCAGCATCGCAGGTTCCGGTACCGCAGGTTTGAACGTGGAGAACACGACAAACGCTTCCGAGAGCACCAACGTCAGCGAGTCAATGGCTAACATCTCCAACGCCATCATGGATAAGATTTACTTCAATCTTGTTCGCAAAGGTGCTGGTAACAATGCTTACGGTCGTGAGAACGGTCGGCCAGTATTTGCTGCGGTTATGTCTTCCGAGGCATCCTACCAGCTTCAGACTGAAGCAGGATTCCGCGACGATGTGCGTTACAACAACGCCCGTGTGTCTGACCTGATCGCTCCTCTTGGAGTTGAGAAGTCCTTCCGTGGTTTCTACCACTTGATCGACGACCTCGCCCCACGGTTCACTATTGCAGACTCAGGTCTTGCTACCCGTGTTATGCCGTACGTTGTTTCCGGCAGTCAGTTGACTACTATCAATGCGTCTTACGACTCTGCTAGTTACGAAGCTGCCTACGTCCTCCACCCAGAGGTCATGGAGTCTCAGATTCCTAACCCCTTCACTGGCGCAAGCGGAGTTACGTTCGATCCTGTTAATTATCGCGGAAAATTTTCGTGGACCAACAACAAGGACAACGTATCCAATCCAGACGGGACGCTCGGATACTTCCGTGGAATTCTTGCTAGTGCTTCCAAGCCTATCAAGACTGACTGCGGTTACGTCATCCTCTTCAAGCGCGACAGCACCACACCTGCTGCGTAAGGTATCATAACTTGTGCGGGGCGGTAGCTTAATACTGCCGCCCCGCGCTAAACCACTTTATATCATGCCTACTCTTGATGACGCCCCAACTCTCGAAGCTCTCCTTTCGCAAGAACTTGATTCAGCGAATGCTGGAACTACAACCACACTTGCTTCGCAGGATTTGATTTTTGTTTTCGATATGTCCCAACAGAAAGTTAAGACTATTTCCGTCAAAGAACTGATGGAGAGTGTTAATGACACGGCTGTTAATGTGACTTCAGGGACTGCTTAAACACACCCTAATCCCTAACCATAAATCCCGAGCCCTGAAGAACCTTTCGGGGTTCGGGATTTTCTATAGGAGGAACTTACCGCCTTGTAGAACACCTACATTTTTACTAGAGTAGGACATGGCCGCTAAATCCGTAACTCACGCAGTATCGCTATCTTTAGGGGATGTGGCCCTAGCCCTAAGCGATACTCAAACATCCGCCGCGAACCCCACCAATTTTTCGTTGGGAGATGGGAGTGTGGGGTTGACGCCGGAATTTTTGTCTGGGTCGACCTCCTCTGCCGGAACTATAGGAGACGTAAAAATGTCTGGCGGCAAAGTCATGCTGCTTCTAAAGAACGAAACAGATGCTGGGGGCGCAGACCTACTAGTATCTTTAGAGGCAAACACTCAGTATTTGTTATCCTTAAAACCGCAGCAAATAAATCTTCTGACTATAACAAACCTCGAAAATGTTAAGATAGTATCTAGCGGGGGGACAGCTTTGTTTTCCTACATGGCGGTGCAAATCGACGCATAATTTAACAATCGACAATCATGGCAACCAATAACATTGAAAAACAATCCTTCGGTCAGGCGGGGGCGCAGTTTGAAAACGGGACCGCAGAAAGATCAGGAGATTTTTGTGCGATAACCATCATCGCAGACGCACAATTTCACACCCTTGAGTGGGACGAACTAACTGACATCGCCCAGTCAGGGTCTGCCGCACACGCTGACAGAAAACTCGCTGCTGAAACAGATACTGGAACGACGGACCCACAAACAGTCCCAGCAGGGGTTACTATTTACGGGCAGATCTCTAAGTTTAAACTCCACAGCGGGGCAGTCCTCGCATATTACGCAGCATAACGCCATGGGTTTAGGACTAGGATTAGGAGTATAAAGAGCCATGGCTAACATCCAACTTCAGCGCGGGCAGCAGCAACAGGTTGACGTTACGTTCAAGTTGGCGGACCAAACTAACGCTCTTAACTTTGTTACATCGAATGGAGGGGGTGGGACAGGCAACTACTCAGCTCAACTCGTCATCCGAAAAAAAGTAGGGGATAGTTTTAAAGGCGAGATTATAGACACTCTCACGGGCACGATTGCTTCAGGATCAGCTTCGGGGCGGATTATTCTAGGGGGCAACCCCAGTGCTACCGACCCGAACATAAATATCACATGGAGCACTGCTCAGTCAAAAGAGTTACCTAACGAGACCGTGACTGTGCACGGCGATTTGAAGATTTCAAATAATTCCACGTTCGCAAGTGGGGAAGTGTTGTATCATATCCGCCTGTCTTTTGACTTACTTGAAGAAATTGTGGAGTAATGGCTAATGAATCCGTAACAGTAACACAGTCGGTTAACGCGACTGTTACCGCCACTCAAGATGTAGATTCTGTAACTGTTTCAAGCGCGTCTTTACCCAGCCTCACTTCTGGTGGAACTGTTACGGGGGACCTCAACGTAACAAACAACGTAGATGTAGACGGCACTCTTGAGACCGATGCGCTAACCATCAATGGGGTCACACTATCCGAAACCATCGCAGATACGGTTGGCGCGATGGTGGGTAGCAATACCGAAACAGGTATTGCAGTGTCTTATGACGACAGCGACAACACTTTAGATTTTGAGCTAGCCGCCTCACAAACAAGTATTACCTCTATTCTTAATACGGGCCTGACAGTCGGGAGAGACAGTGATGACTTTATAAACTTTGCAGTCGATAACCAAATAAGTTTTGAAGTCGCGGGAACAGAGAGCATATTCTTTAAGGCAAGTGGAGAGATAGAAGCTACTTCCCTCGATATCTCAGGCGATGTAGACGTAGATGGCACACTAGAAGCAGATGCGATTACTGTCGAGGGGGTGGCTCTCGCAACTTTCGTTAGAGACACTGTAGGAACTAACATGCTTTCGGGTAATACCGAGTCGGGCATTACAGTTACTTACGACACTTCTAATGACAATATCGACTTTGCTATCGACGCTGCTCAGACAGGAATCACTTCCTTACTAGCTACCGATATTAAAATTGGGGAAGACGACGAGACAAAGATCGACTTTGAAACTGCGGACGAGATTCACTTTTACGCCGCTAATGTAGAGCAAGTGTATCTTGCAGATAACATTTTTGGCCCTCAGTCCGACAGTGATGTAGATTTGGGGTCTTCAAGTGTTCGTTGGAAAGACGCTTACGTAGATTCGGTAACGTCTACTGGAGATGTTTCAGTCGGGGGTAATCTTGTGGTTAACGGTTCTACTGTCACCGTAAATAGCACGACCGTTACCGTAGACGATCCTATATTCACACTGGGTGGAGACACGGCACCCGGTGTTGATGACAACAAAGATCGGGGGATCGAGTTTCGTTATCACACGGGGTCTTCCGCCAAAGTAGGGTTTTTTGGTTACGATGACAGCGCGTCGGCCTTTACGTTCATCCCCGATGCTAGTAATAGTAGTGAAGTATTTAGTGGGTCCGCCGGTAAAGTAATTTTTGGGGAGGTAGAAGCCACATCTCTCGACATATCAGGAGACGCTGATATCGACGGCACACTAGAAGCGGACGCGATTACTGTCGATGGAGTCACACTATCCGAAACCATCGCAGATACGGTTGGTGCGATGGTGAGTGGTAATACTGAGTCTGGTATTACCGTCACGTATGATGACAGTGATAACACTTTAGATTTCGCACATAACGATACTTCGTCTGTGAGTTCCGCTGACCTTAGTGATGGGATCGTAATTCAAGATCTCACGGTTGACACTTATGGCCACGTTACAGGCATCGGTTCGGTAAACTTAGATTCGCGGTTCCTTGCGTTGTCTGGTGGAAACATTGTGGGCAATGTGGACATTGATGGCGACCTATCTATAGATGGGTCTCACCAGATTAAACTTGGGACGGGTAGTTCAGGTCTCCAGAGGAGAACAGATGCAAACCTTGAACTTGTTGTTAGTGACAACAGTGGCCAAATAAATCTTGTCACGCTAGGGAGTGCGGGAGGTAAAGCTGTTAATTTTAAAACCCACACTAGTAGCGCAGCTTCCGCTACTACTGTTGCTTCTGTTGATGAATCTGGAAACCTTAGCGTTACAGGGGAAATTTCTTCTGACGGAGACGTTGGTATCGGAACTTCAGCCCCCAGCTTTACGTCAGGAGGAGGGTTGCAAATATCCCACGCGACACAGGCAAATGTTCGTTTATCCGATTCTTCAGATGCTAGCTACAATACGGATGTAGCGATGTCGGGCGACGACTTTTACCTTATCAACAGGTCGTCCACTGGGGATCTGAAATTTAGAGTAGACGGTTCTACGGAAGCCATGACCGTTATACCCAGCGGCAACGTCGGCATCGGGACCGCCACGCCACAGGAACAGCTTCACCTTTACGGAGCGTCAGCGGCCAAGATGGAGATTGAATCTGCGGGGGGTGGAGACGCCTCTCTGAAATTTCAGGTTTCGGGTCAATCATGGTCGGCGGGAATCGACAATGGCGACGGCGATAAGTTCAAGATTAACACTGGATCAAATCCGGGGAGTGCGGAGATGCTCGCTATCGACTCCTCCGGCAACGTCGGCGTCGGAACTGCGTCACCGGCACGACGGCTCACAGTTCACGATTCCGGCGCAGTATATCTTAACTTAACCAACGACTCCACTGGAGTGGGTGGTAGCACTGGCTTGCTATTTGGTATCAATAGCGGAGGTTTGGCGACGATATGGAACTACGAAAATACCGCCACACGATTCGCAACAAATAACACTGAGAGACTGCGGATTGATTCCAGCGGAAACGTCGGGATCGGGACGACGAGTCCAGCCGCAGGCATTCATCTAAAAGGCGACGAAAACAACATAAGGATTCAACAGTCAGTTGCGGGAAGTGTATTCAACGGAATAGAATTTGCCACCTATGACGGCACCGTAGTAAGCTCCGCCAAACTCAACCAGAGCAGCGGGGAATTTCGCCACTACAACAGCTCAAGCTATTTTCCGACATTCTATTCTAACAATGGCGAGGCAATGCGGATCGATACCTCGGGCCGCGTCGGCATCGGCACTACGGCACCAGCAAAGACTCTTGATGTGGACGGGGACGTGCGCGTCTTGGATGGGCACAAGTTTTTCTGCGGGGACGGCGATGATCTTGAGATATACCACAACGCCACCAACAGCTTTATAACGAACAAAGTTGGTGACCTTACTATTTCAAATGAGGGGGACGACAAAGATATCATCTTCCAATCCGACGACGGCAGTGGCGGAACTGAGACTTACTTCTTCCTAGACGGGTCCGCTAACGGAGGGTCCAACCCTTACACAATATTCCCAGACAACTCAATCCTTGCTATCGGGGACAGTAAGGATCTGTTAATTTGGCATAACGCGACAAACAGTTACGTGCAAAACTTTGTGGGGGATTTGCACATCGAAAACTACGCCGACGACAAGGACATCCTTTTCCGGTGCGACGACGGTAGTGGTGGCCTTGAGACCTACTTTTTCTTAGACGGCTCCGCTTCTAGCGGGAATCCGTTGACACAATTTCCCGACCTGTCTCAATTAGCGTTTGGTGACTCGCAAGACTTGCTTATAAGGCACGACGGGACCGATAGCATTATCCAGAACAATGGTGGTGATTTTATCATCACCCAGCACACGAACGATAAAGACTTAATATTCAAATGTGACGATGGCAGCGGTGGGGTTGAGACTTACTTCTTTTTAGATGGTTCCGCTTCTAGCGGGAACCCTTTCACGGTCTTCCCCGATAACTCTCTGTTAGCTTTTGGTAGCGGTAGGGATTTTATCCTCAACCATAATGGTTCTAACACGAACTTAGGGAACTATACTGGAGACATAGAAATCGTTAATTACGCTAATGATGAAGACATAATCTTTAAAACGGACGACGGCAGCGGTGGCACGGCTGAATACTTCCGTTTAGACGGGTCAGCAGCCGGTTCTGGAAACCTGTTCACAATCTTCCCAGACAGCAGCTACATCGGACTGGGTAGCAATGGCACGGGCGACTTCATTATGGCCCATAACGGGACCAACACGACGTTTGCGAATTACACGGGGGATCTTCAGTTCACCAATAACACCGACGACGGGGACATGATTTTCCGGTGTGACGATGGCAGCGGTGGCGTAGAGACTTACTTCTTCCTAGACGGGAGCACCGGATACACTCAGTTCCCTGACAATAAACGGCTGGCACTTGGGAGTAGCGATGACTTCCAGATCTTCCACGACGCTCTTGATTCTAAGATAGAGAACAGCACGGGCCACATATATGTTACCAATTTCACTGACGACAAGGACATCATCTTCCAGACGGATGACGGTAGCGGTGGGGTTACGCCCTACATAACCCTCGACGGTAGTGCGGAGGAGGTTGTCTTCTCTAAGCCGCTAACCGTTAGTGGGGAGATTAAAGGTGGGGTTAGCGTGTCAGAAAAAACTGCGGATTATACTCTGGTCGCCGCAGATAATGGAACATTTATCAGCGGGACTCACGCTAACTTTGATGACCTTTCAATTACGGGGGATCTCGGAGCAGGGTTTAATGTTACCGTAATGAACCCTAATGCCGATCTTGATATCACGGCTTCTAATAGCATGGTAATCAATGGCACAACCAACGGGACAGTTACACTTGCTCAAGGTTACCAGCCCGCCACGATCATACGTATCGCAGCCAACACCTACGCTGTATTTGGCAACCTGCTATGATAATCAGGCCATCACTCGGGGGGCTATCTCAAAAAAATGTCACCCCTCCTCTGGACATAAGCGGTATGCCCCAAGCGCGGCTTGCGTTTGGTTTAAGAAAACTACGCGCAGGCTACACCGGCTACGCGCTGAGAGCTAGGGACTCAAGTGGAAATGAAGTCGATGTTGGATTCACTAACGGCAAAGAAGTAACTAACGAAAGCCTTACAAGCGGGGGCACAACTCTTAGAGCCTTCGCAGGAGGAGGTAATGTTACAGTTTCCAAGTGGTATAACCAGAGCGGCAATAGCAGCACACAGGCAGGTGGGGGTTCTTGGACGGGGTTTGACACCGACCCAGATGCTGTTCAAAGCACATCTAGCAAACAGCCTGTTTTAGTTGTATCCGGCACCAAAACGAAGCTCGCTTTAAAATTTGAGACCTCTGGAGGCTTCAGCACACATGGGGATTTTTTAATAGTAGATGATTACAGGCTACCAAACGCTAATACCGGTGACGCTTTTACCTTTGCGTGGGCAGGGGAGTTCCAGAACTTCGACAACCATATGGGGATGGTTAGCAATGTAGATAATTTCAACGATGGTGTAGAGTTGATCTTTTTAGAACCTGATGGGTTTAGATTTTCTGTAGACTCCCACGACTTAGACACCAGCGGTTCTGTGTCCTCTGACCCAGAAGACAGGATTGTGGTTCTTGCATCATATGACCGCACCAGAGCGAGTGGTCAAGGTGGGGATGGTAATTCACAAATAATTAGAATCAACGGGACTCAAAGCACCAAGGACACGGACGAGGATAAACACATTGGCGCATCCGACAGGTTCAGGATTGGCATAAGGAAAGCAACTAATAGCCCCTTTGATGGAACTATTAGAGAGGTTATTGTTTGGGAAAGCCAACTTTCCGCCGCACTGCAAGTTTCTCTAGAAAGAAACATGGCAATCTATAACGAAGCTGATTTGTAATGCGCTATTTAAAATTTGAAAGTTCTGGGGGTGCCGAACAGCGGAGCAGAGAGCTTTGGAGAAGCCATTTAGGGCGACCAAAGAAACCAGAAGATGCAACCGAGTTCATGTATTCTTGGGAGGTCGCTGAAAGCGACGACGGGGGTTCCTATCTTATCATCCATGATGGGGGCACACTACTCACCAGCACTGAGACCGACGAGTTAGAGAACGAAGACTCCTTTCAGCAGTGGCGGCAGACCCACCAGCCTGTTGAATACGCGTCCGATTTAGAAGAAAATAGTTGAATCTGAACACCCCACCCCTTACGTTGCCTCGCGTATGGCTAACATCGAAGTATCCGACAACGAACGCCGCGCGTTGGTGCAGCTCATTGATATCGCAGTTAAATCTGGTGGACTTAATGTAGCAGGCGCAGCAGCGCATCTGGCCGCTAAGTTTGCTGTCGACGAACCACAACCGGAAGAGGGTGGGGATTCCGAAGAGCAAGAAACAGAATATGCGGAATGAGGTGCGTCTTCCTGACCCCGATAGATCATCGCGGGATTCAGGGCAAGTTGTTCCATCAATGGCTGCGATTGCAGCAGTGGTGTGATGCGAACGACTCTGCGATCCTGTCGGTTGATGGGATGTTCCTTAATTTTGCCCGTAACCATCTTGCTTCTGGCGGTGGTGGCTTCGCGGAACCTACGCCACCGGAAGCGGAGTGGTTATTCTGGATCGACTCGGATATACAATTCACGATTAGGCAAGTAGAGGATCTACTTAACATTGATCCCGAAAAGAAGTTTGTCACAGGTTGGTATCGGGCCTCAGATAATGATTTCGCTATGGTTGGTGATTGGAACGAGGATTATTTCCGCAGACATCACCACATGCCTTTTCTGTCCGCTAAGGGGCTTACTAAATTAGCCAACACCGACCCCAATAAGGTTCTGCCTGTGGATTGGTGTGGTTTTGGGTTCACCAAAGTTCACCGTTCTGTATATGAGCAGATGGACTACCCGTATTTCACTCTGAATAGCTTTGATATTGGTGAGACCTCATACCGGCACAAGCACGGGGAGTTCAGCGCAAAAGACCTTATTTTTGAGGATATCAGCTTTTGCCAAAACTGCTACAAGGCCACTGGGATACGCCCACAAGTAGTCCCCCGGATCAAGGTTAACCACTTGAAATCCAGCTTCGTTTGAATATACTCGACAGGTGCCTGTATCTAGGAACCAGCCCAGCCCCCAGAGGCAGTCCGTCCTCTCCTTCGTTTCCCCGAAGGTAGCCGACCTGCTGTTCTTCGAGACGGTAGACGCCCAGAGAGTGGGCAAAACTCCCCCCACTTATGGTACTGCCCATCCCGACGTAACCAACTTCCCAAATCATAAACTCTGCCATGTAAAGCAGGCCGATGATAATGGGTTGTTTTATCTATATTACTATGCGGCGGATAGGGACTCTCAGGACGACTACAACTTTGAGTTTAGCCAAGCGGATTTAGGGGGTAACGAATACGATACCGTTGTCCGCACATACGTCATAAAGCGCGAGGATTTCGACGACGATGCCGCGACCCATGAAGCGGGGGACGCTATGCCCAATACGGCGTTACGAACTGACGACACCACGTTCTTTTCTGGTTCGTATATATTGATGGGGCGGCAACAAAAACGGATTGGAGATGAAACCTTAGATGGTTTGTTCGTGGTTGAGCAGAGAATCTACATAAGATACGAGGACAAAGTTACTTTCAGCACTGACCTTGAGTTTAACGACGAGCTCAAGACTACAGAGGTTCTCGCCTATGTTGGAAAAACAAACGTGCCCACCAAAGCGGGGGACATAACATGGGCTGCGGATTCTTCCGCGACCAGAGATAATTGGGGCATAAAAGTTTTCGACCTCACCGGCACAACCAATGACGGGGTTTATAATTACGAAGTTGAGCGTTTGTCCACGGACTGGTGGAAAATAACCGAGCAGCAGATTGTGGGATCAAATCTTTTAAATGGGGTGTCTTATACGACAGCACAAAATTATTCATACCCTGCGGAGCTAATAGGCTTTAGGTTTACATCAATAGCTCGTAAAGATGGGTCAACAGACAATTCCGTTACTGCATTAGAGAAAGATTCTTTTTCAGGACCTATTTCGATGTCTGTAACTAGACAGTGGTACGAGACGGCCGGGGCTGCAAATTCTGTTGTATCAGCGGCTTTGCCGGATACTTACAAGCCTAGGAGTGGTAGTTATTCCGGGGCGCAGTTTAGTCTTAGTTATTCAAACGTCCTTACCAAACCGTTTACTTTGATTGATACTGTAGGAACAGGACACCCCACGTATAAGCCGGGAGCCTATGCGGTAAATTTCTTTGAGCAGGGTAGCACCCCCACCGCGCAACCTGCGTCGGGTTCAACGGTAAAAGTAGCTGCATCCTCTCGTCAGTTTCGGGGAGGGTTTTTGGTTGAGACCGTAACTGGAACGATTCCTTAATTGTATGCCCGTAGAATTACAGCGAGCGGGGGATGTAAATTTCCCCGATACAAACCACGGAAACGGCGACGTTTCCGCGAAAGCTGCTTTACCGGAAGAAGAAGAACTTCTACATAGACCTCACGCCTTCGCATTGATGCATGGCGAGGGTGGGGCGAAGGTTGCTTTCGGGCAGTTGCTTTGGAGGATTGATTGTTTTTCTTTAGTTTGGGAAGGCTCAACCGACTACATCTCTTTTTCGTCCCAAGAGTCTATAACGGTGACAAATTCCCGCATCCCCAAACTCAAGACTGAAAATGGGGAGGCGATGGACGCGGGTATCAACGAAACAAAATACCACGAATTAGGCGCGTATGGAGATGTATATTTGGTTTGGAAAGTTAATTTAGAACACTCCGCGAAAGAGGTAGGGGGTGAGATCGACGCCTATGATCCTAATAACGAAGACAAAAGCGAGATTACAAAATGCTGGGTCCAAGTAGAAGACCCCGCCTCCCCCATAAGCGTTGGAAATATAGGGAGAATCAAGACGGGTGGCGGTATGCCCGAAACCGGCTCTTCGGTCTTTCCCGACCCACCTCCTTCCCATTACCCAGCGGGAGATTGGTCTACAAAGAGGAGAACTTCTGATGCGGCGGTCTACCCCATGAACGGGGGGCATGATGGGACCGGAACTCCCGAGGGGGGAAACGCAGGTATATACAAGGTTAAGCTAGGAACTGTTAACGAAGACGAGGAGGTCACCCAGCTTATTTCTAGTGACGTTCCGTGGTTTATTACGATAATGGAGCGGGAATATAATACGGCCCGTGTTTTCTAAGCGTGCGTTTACTGATGCCGCGAGCATAGCTGCGGGTAGAAATTGGCTTATAGCAGATCTCCCTTTGTCTGTATTCTTTTCTTTAGTCGGGACGATTAGTGTCGACATGTATTACAGGGCTACCGCCCAAGAATTATTTGACGCAGGGACACCCTTTTCTAGGCTACCTTTTATTGTAATTCACACTAATTCTTCTGGGGATGCGGTTGTGTGTTGGGCCGATGGACGCCATAGGGGGAGGGTTTTAGAGTTAGCGGGGCACGAGAATATGCCCGTAATTTTTTTGATGGGGAGTAGGAAAGGGGTTAAACAAGAATGGCCTCAAAAAATATATGCCCACCCTACCATTACCAAAGACCCTGACTTCACGATACCCCTGCCCAACCCCCTGACCCTTGACCCTTAACACGAATATTGTTAATGTGGGGTATGGCCACATTGACTGTCCAAGGGGTGCAAGATGCGCTTATCGGCATCGCTGGATCTCCAGCGGCCACACCCGATGAGTTCCGAAAAGAACTTAACATGGCCCTCCCCCGCCTTTACAATATGGGGATGTGGCGGGATTTGCTTTATGAGCATGTAGTAACCACTACAGGAAGTACTTTCACTATCCCCGATTCTGCGGAGTCCATAATCAACGCTATCGTTGATTACGATTCTAGTTCGGTGGATTATTCTACACCCCAACCGATTAGGGCTCAATTTCATGACTACAGATTGTCTGGCAGGGACGATGACGGGGATACGCTAGCTATATATGGGATCGTGGACGACGGCTACTCAGCCACCGTCGAAGAGCCTGTAGCGGGGAAGACTTATTCCTTGAAGCTGCAACCAATCAGCCCCGCCACAACGATCCCCGCATCAGGAAAAGTTCATGTAACTTTTTCTGATGGGACGGGCATTTCCTCACCAACCGCAGATCATACAGTATCTATGGGGGGTCAGTTTACTTGTGGAGGACAGGCCAGCCTTACAACCACCACTACGAGCATCACCAGCATCAGTGAGATCCGCGTTGGAACGACTGAACTGTCTGCTCCTGTCAAGATCACTTGGGAAGAAGAAGGTTCCTCAACTTCGCTCGTAGCGGCCAATGATCTCCAACAAGCTAACCAAGTAACCCGCTACCGACGCTATAGAATTTCCAACGAAGATAACAAGACCATTCAAATTAGGCTACTGCTCAAACGTAAGTTCAAGCAGTTTTTAGCGTCCACAGATACTGTGTATCTGTCCAGCCTTAACGCAATTAAACACGCCTTACTCGGCTCTATCGCCGAAACTAACGCGGACTTAGAAAGAGCTAACTATCACTGGGCCGTTTGCCAACAAGTTCTTGATTCACAGCTAGACGCCCACCGTGGTGCAGCTAAACCCACGGTTTATTTTGCCGCAGATCGAAGCAATACTCCCAACATGATGTAACCCCCAAAACAATGATCCAATACATTACCGAAAACGCAGAGCAACTTCTGCAAATTGCAGCCAGCGTTATCGCGGTGGCCTCGCTTGTCGCAACCATGACTCCGAACGAATCGGACAACAAATGGGTTCAGCGCATTTCAGGCGTCATTAGCTGGCTCGCCCTCAACGTGGGTAAGGCTAAGTCTAAGTGAAGACATTTTTCCAACTGATAACTGCTGCCCTTCAAGCCTATGTTGAATATGTGCGACTGCAACGAGACAGACATCTCGACGCTCTCGAAGATCGGCTTGATGGCCTTGCTTCCATTGGTGACCCTCATAGTAAGCTGCTCATGGAGCGGGTCGCAAAGCGCATCAAGCGCGAACGCGAGCGCATTATACGATCCGCCAACAGTGACGCTGATTGAAGGGCAGTCTTACCAGTTCAAGGAAGGCGTTCTTGTTGGGCGTAAAGACCATAAATTCCACAGCGACTACAGTTATCGTCGTGCAGTGATCATTGGGGAGAAGTAAATGGACACAAAGTTTCTAGTTTCTCTCGGTGTCGGCCTTGCTGTTCAAGCGGCGGGCATCGTCTGGTGGGCTAGCAAGCTCCAGAGTGAGGTCCAGCACAACGACTTCCAGATCCAAATGATCGCTAAGGATGTTGAAAAGCACGCGATCTTTGTTCGTGATTGGCCCGCTGGAAAGTGGGGGAGTGGATCTTTGCCAGACGATGTGAGGCAGAACCTTAAAATCGGAGAGCTGGAGCAACAAGTAGACCAGATTATGGCCAAGCTCTACAACCGTGATCCTCTAAGCAACATAGGCGAATGATCAACACCCGAATATTCGATTCCCTGATCGGAATGGCGGCACCCGTCATCGGACTGATCACCAGTATGCAGGAGCAATTTGAATACTGGCTGCGGGTTGGATCTCTTGTTGTGGGTATTGCTGTAGGTTTAGCATCCCTTTACCGCATTCTTAAAAAATGAAGATTGGTTTAGCAGTAGGGCACTCTAGGAAAGGAGACGAAGGGGCCATGACTTCACGCGAGTCGGGGTATAGCATATCTGAGTATATGTTTAATTCTGATTTGGTTAGGCGCGTAATTAAAGGACTGTCAGTGGACTATGTAATTTACGATGATTATAAAGACCCCACTTATGTCGGGGCCATAGACTACCTAGCGAGAAAATTAAGGGAGGACAAAGTAGACGCCGTTATAGAGTTTCATTTCAACTCTGCCAGCCCCACTGCCAGTGGACATGAGTGGCTATACTGGCATACAAGTAAGGGTGGGAGCGAACTTGCTTATGTGCTTAAGAACGAGATGGATGAAGCTTACCCTGACATGAAGTCTAGGGGGGCGAAGCCCCGAGCGTCCCGACAGAGGGGTAGTTATTTTCTAAAGAAAACTCCATGCGTTGCTGTTATCGCAGAACCTTTTTTTGGTAGCAACTGCGAAGAGTGGCAAATGATTAACAACAATCGCGGTAAGCTTGCTGGAGTTTACGCAAGAGCCATCAATAAATATGCCGACGGATGACTGCCCCCAAAAGCATAATTATGGCTGGAGTCCGAGTTCGGATACAGTTCAGAGATTTGGGGGATGAAGACTGTTACGGTCTTTATTCACACCGCAGAAAACTAATAACCATAGATAAAAACCTCAAGGGGAAAGACCTATACGAAACACTAAGGCATGAAATGATACACGCAGCGTTCGCTATATCTGGTTTGGCATACTGTGAGCGGTACGAAGAAGAAGCGATAGTGCGCTGTATGGACGAAATTTTCTTCCCCGCTTGGGAAAGAACCTCAAAACGACTAACTAAAAAATGAAAGGTGTACCACACTACTTAAAAGACGGGACCATCCACAAAGGAGGGTCACATAAAATGCCCAATGGAGAAGTCCACACGGGTAAGACACACAGCGATAAAAGTCAGAAGCTCTTTCATTTTGAAGAGCTGAGTGATTCAGCTAAGAAAAAAGCCAAGGAGTCCAAAGGAGCTTCCAAAAAAGCTGCGAAGAAAGCTGCAAAGAAAGCCGCTAAGAAAACGACCAAGAAGGAGAAGAAAATGGATTTCTTGCAAGCTGTGGCAAAAAGAATGGGTGGGGGTAATAACTATGGCTAAGAAAAAATCTACAGTCAACAAAGCTGGTAATTACACCAAGCCGGGAATGCGTAAGCGCCTCTTCAAAAAGATCATGGCTGGGTCCAAGGGCGGTAAACCCGGACAGTGGTCGGCGCGGAAAGCGCAGTTCTTAGCTATGGAATATAAGAAAAGAGGAGGAGGTTACACCTCTTAGACTATGAAAGCGCCACAATTATCCATTAAACAGTGGGCTGAGGATGAATGGGGGTACTATAACAAGGAAGATGAAAAGAAACCCCGTTCCGAGCGGGGGAGATACGGCCCCAAGGCGGTCAGGAATAAATTAACGTCTTCCGAAAAGGCGGCTGCAAATGCAGCCAAACGAGCAGCCACAGCTAGGGGTAAACAAACCGCCAAGTACACCGACGCTGAAAGGCGCGCCCACGGATTTGTAGAGAAGAAGAGAAAGAACAAACAAAAGAAAAGAATGGCATGACGCGGCAACGATTCAAACGCTTACCATCTGGTAGAATATCTTACATGGGTGAGACTTTTCCGGGTATCAATAAACCTAAACGAGCCCCCAAAGGATCTAAGAAGAAGTTCGTAGTCTTAGCCAAACAAGGAAACAAGGTGAAGAAAGTATCTTACGGCCATAGGGACTATAGCGATTTCACTAAACACAAAGATCCCAAAAGAAGAGCCAACTTCCGTGCTCGCCATAACTGCGCTACCGCTAAAGACAAAACTACAGCTAGGTATTGGGCATGTAAGCATCTCTGGTAATGAGCCGAAAACTCCCCCGCCAGTTCTCTAAGAAACGGGGGTGCCGTTACATTGTGTTCACCCCGTCTTCAGAGAATGTAAAACAAGCTTTTGAACGGAGCCAAGCGTTGGGTATCACGCCTAGTTCCTTTACTAGAGGGTTGGGTCGAATGACGGGTTTCTTGGGGGAGGTAGCCTTTGGGCTTCTTTACCCCGAAGCCCGTTATGTGGGTGGGCGTAGTTTTACACATGACTATTGTCTCAGTGAAAAGAAAATAGATATAAAATCAAAAACCTGTAGCAGCCGACCCCAACCCCATTTTACGGCTTCTGTAAACTGCCCCGCCAGCAAAGAACCTGCTGCGGAGTTTTATTATTTTGTTCGAGTTCGTAAAGACCTCAGCAAGGTATGGCTTCTCGGTTGGCTACCGACAAGTCAGTTGATTAGCAAGGGGTGCTATAAAAAACGGGGGGAGAAAGACAAAGACGGTTTTTCTTACAAAGTAAGTGGCTACCATGTCCCTATCAAATGTCTTCGCTCTCCCGTCTCTCTTTGATTCTAGCGGCGATACCCTTTAGTTTTCTGATATCACTTTCTAATTTGCTACGCGCATTAGAGTAGTGCTCAAGGCGGTTCGTTAGAGCCCTGTAGTCTTCTCGCAGCAACTGGATTCGGGTCTCAACCTGCTCCAGATCTGAAAACTCATCAAGGTAGTCGTACGTTTCTCTGTCGGGCATATCTCTGGTTAAAGCGGGGCTTCGGAGATGTCAAAAGTTTTCGCTAAGTTAATCGTCCACATCTTCCCGCCACCTTTTCCTTTAGATATTACCGGGCGAACATGGGTGTTGTTTTTACCGGCTTCTTCTAGAGAGGCCATGCCTCGCCGCACAAACTCTAGGTTATGACTCATACCAACACTCCTACCATTGTTAAACTCATGGAGTAGGACTTGAAATTCTGTGAGAGTACCCCGCCATTCTGGTAGGGTGTCGTTTTGTTCACGACACCTCTTACAGAAGAACTCGACTAGCTCCGCTATAGACGACCTGCTGGAGTTATCATAGGCGGCAGACGCTACCGATTCGTCGATGAAACTGGCAACACCGAACCTACCCCCGACCATTATCTCTTCAGGAGGGTCCCAGTCTAATAACCACCGACCTAAATAAGGCAGTTCTTTTTTAATGGTGGATTCTACTACACTGTTCGCCGGAAACTTACTCCTAGCGTCGTCCCGAACGCGAAGAGCCATCAGCTTATCTCGATTACTACTGTCTAGAGCCGGTATAACCGAAAGACTATTCGCGTCCATGTTCAAAGATAATATCACCCTACCCGCCCATGGGACCGATAACGCGTCCGCATACTTGGCTTGATACTCTACACGCGGGTTGGCCACGGACCTCTTGATAAGCTCTGTAGCTTTTCGTTGGTCTTGGAAGCTGGCGGCTGATGTGGTGTCGTCGATCACCCATGCAGCAACCCTACCCAAATCCTTGTTGAATTTAGTTTGCCCCGATAGGTAGTCACTAGCATCAGCATAACCACCCACCAGTCCTGAAATAACTCTATTGGATAGGAGACTCTTACCCTTGCTGGTGGCCCCCACCAATATGAGCGCCTGCCCCTGCGACATTTTACGCTCAGTGACAGCCTCATAAAACCTTTTGAGCCAAGCATAGAAGTAGTTGACCGTGATAACGGGGGTAGAGTTCTTGAAAAGCTGCCCCAGCCAGTCATGAATAAACGGCCAGTTGGTGGGGTCGCCGTCTGTTTCGGGTTCCACGGGGGTGATGTTAGCGTTATTCAGTATTCTCTGACTGTTGTATGACACCACACGATCCTTGGAGAATATGACTGGTGCGATCTCGTCTATGCGATTGTGGTTGCTTATCGTTAAAAGAGCCGCCTCCACCTCAGTTAGTGCCTGACCCTTCTTGGGTTTCATAGAGAATCCTGTCTGTCTAAGCTCTAGTATGAGCTGCTCTTTCGGGATTGTTACCGCAGAGCTGTACAACAACTTGAAGAAATTTCTACCGTTGAACCAGTACTCATCCAGAAGATTACCCATCTTGGTCTCTTCATAATCGGCTACAAACTTAGCACCAAATATTTCACGCCAACTCATGAAGCCCTTACCAGCCCGATCTGAATAACAAATCATCCCATCCTCAGCTACCTGACAACCCTCTCGGTGGATACCATCGTCTATCCAAAACAAAGGACCTCGGGCACCTATCTCTACATCCCCTATCCACCGATTAGGGAACTGTTTATCAATCTCTTCGGCGACCACTTCGATTGGAATCGCTGTGTCATTGGTCGTGGGGGGCTTTATACTCGCAGCCTTCGTGAGGGCTGTTTGTATAGTTGCGTTAGACACAACCCCACCCATGTTTACCCAGTCTTCGCCCAACTCGAAATATTGAGATGCTCTCAGAGAGGATGAATCAAAACCCGCAAACACTCGGTCTACCTTTACTATGTTCTTGAGACATTTGATGAAGGTGTCAAACATCTCGGGAGCGATTGGTAGGCTCTTCTCAAACTCCCACACAAGCCGTATGTAACCAGACTGCGTTTTAGATCTCCATGTGGGGGGATGGTTGGAGCATTTTGCAGAGATTATAGCATCTACCTCGGCCCAGTTCACGGGCGCGTCGTAGTCGGCAACGATACCATGAATCAAATTGGGTGGGTTGTCCGTGGAGATTCGTTTAGAGGGGGCACTCCCTTCGACTAGGCTGTAAAAAACATGGTCAGTTTTTGCGTCGGCGCACCACGACCTGAAGTCGGCCTTATTGGGGAACTTAGGTTTTGATTTGTTTAGCGTGGATAGGTCCTGTGTTTTATAGCATTTCGTGTCTCTTAGGTTCTTTATGTAACGGTAATTCATTTGGTGTATCGTGATAAGATTGATCCTTCGGCAGCTAACGGGATATCGGGAATCCAATCAGGAGGCTCCGACATTATTTTCAGAATATGCTCCAAGGACTCCTCAGCTTTATCTGCATCAGCTTCGATCACTACCTCGTCATGCACATGAAGCACGATCTTGTAGCCCGCCTCGTCTATCCTGACAAGCATATCACTGAAAATGTCTCGGGCTAAGGCTTGGGAAGCGTTCTCTGCCACGAACCCACCCCACATCTTGACGGCTACATTTTTACCATGCCGCATTAAATATGCGTAATAGTGCCTGTCCTCACTCTTCCCGTCTGACCGTATAAAACCGTAGTTCAGATGCCTACCGCTGGGGAGATCTACTATGAACGGAGTCTCAGCCCCGTTCACTGTTAAGTTGTAGGCGCAAGATATCCCTGAGCTATAGTCACTCCAGAGTCGGGTGATACTCCGCATTGAGTTTCTATAAAGATCCACAGCACTGTTCGCTTCTTTCTGAGTCATCCCCGCCATCTGCGAGAATCTTTTCTTACCTGCGCCGTAACCACAGCCCAGAACCATCGCTTTTATTTTGTGCCGAAGTTTAGGGTCTTGTTTAAGAGATCCTTTTTCGGTGTCCCATTGACCGAACCGGATAGCGAACGCTTCGTAGATATCTTCCGACTGCTCAATTTCTTTGAGCATCTTCTTGTCCTCAGCCAGCCAGCAAAGTGTTCTTACCTCAATTTGACTAAGGTCGGCCACGATTAGTTTCTTACCGGGTTTGGCAGCGATGAGATTCCTCAAGTTTACTCCGAACATCTCTTCTCTCGGGAGGTTCTGAAGATTCAGATTACCCCCACTCCCACTGAAGCGTCCTGTATGAGCCCCATAATACATGAGGCCACCGTAGTATCGGCTATCCGGCATCGTCGCGTGGTCAAAGCTCTCCAGCTTTTTCTTGAGAGAGTTTATACGACGCCAGCTACGAACGGCATCTATCCATGCGTGTTTCTTACCGTAGTAGTCTATCCATTTTTGTGCCTCTTCATCTGTAGCAGCTAGACTACCGGGCGGTTCAATTCCTTCAGTCCTACACTGGTCGTCAAAAGCCACGCGGCTCAGGAGAGGCTTATCCCCAAGCCACGGTATACTCTCTTCGGCCTCAAACAGTTTACCTTTTATTGTTTCTAGCTGAGCCCTCAGCAGGTCCGCGTCGATGGGGAGCCCTCGTTGAACTATCTCTCTGTTCAAACGACTTATCTGTCTTTCTTTATCCGGCCATGCCCATCCATGCTCTTTCCAAAGATCTAGGCAAAGTTGAGAGTCTACTAGCGCGTAGTCACTAACCTCTTTACGGAACTCGTCCGTCATCTTCTCCCATCTCTTCCCGCTCATATTATCGCGGGTGCTTTTATCAACCTCTATCCCCAGAGCAAATTTCGCAGCACCTTTAAGGGCGCGAGGCATGTGCATATACGCCGCCATATCTGCGGTACAATGCCACTCGGCTGGTTTGACTTCGGGCCACCACGACTGGGTAACTCCATATAGATATAGGGTTTCATCAAAAGATGCGTTGTGGCTTATTACTACGTTATCAGTTAAGAGGTCCCATTGAAAGTCTCTGGGGTGACCTACGAATGAGGTGCCATCCGTGCCAACCACGGACACCATGTAAGCATCGAAGTCGGGGTGAGAAAAATATCCGAGAGGGCCTAGCGTCCTGATACTACAGGCTTTATCGTAGTATGTCTCGTAATCGAGGGCATAGGTTTCCATAATTCAAAGAAAGGCCCCCACTGGAACTGAACGAAAACCAGTGGGGGCCAGTATGGGCGGGTTCAGTTTTATGCGATTACTGAACAGGAGATGAATCACTAACCAGAGCTTACAACCCCGCCGCAATTCCTATCCACCCAGATTTTTAGTTAGCCCCCTCCTGCGCGATTTGATCGGGCAGTGGACCCTTCGCTGCCTCTACGCATTCTTTGAATGGTAGCTCTAGCTGCTCAGCATTTAAGCCGAGCTTTTCTAGAAGACAACCTTGGACCGTCACTAACTTGAGCCTACTCATTTGAATTTCTTCGAGTTGCTCATCCAGCTTAATAATCATTTGCTGGAGCATTCTTGCCTCGTTAGTGAGGATTTCGGTAGTTATTTGTGCGTCGGGCATCTTACTTACCGTTGAAGTCTGATATCCACTTTGAAACGGCCTCGGCGGGCGCGTTTTGAGATACGGTAAGCATAGGAGCAAACCAACTATATTTACCCCTTGTGATGGGGCACGACTCGAAGTTCCACAGGATCTCCCCGAGATTCTTGTCTCGGTTAAATGCTGCGTAAGTTGCGAGACGCTTGAAGGTCTGCCTGTAGGCATCCTTTGCGACGTTGATTTTGCCGAGGGCATAACTGTGATCCCCGATGGTGAACGGGTAGGCACTGTCATTATTATTGTCCTCGGGCTGTTGGAAAAGCAGAGTAATCTCTGCGAACTCCAACAGATTGTATTCCGAAGATTCTGCGATGCGCGCCCGATCAGCCTCTGTGTAGGCGATCTGCGGCATCACATCGTCGTCGAAAGGCACATCCTCTCGCCATCCTTTGGTAGCCGACAGAACAGATACTTCTGTCGAGACCTCTGGCTCAGCAACGATGTGCTTCTTATCTAGAACGACACTCCCAAAGGGGGCGTCAATATCACTCGTCTTTTGGACGATGTTCAAACGGGGGATATCAATATCCGAGGCGTCAATAATGAAGCCAGCTTCGTTAGGGATTATCCCTGCGTTAGGTGCGGCTGCGAGAGCCGTGGTGTCATCACTCATGTTTCGTGTTTCTTGTTTCCGGTTACGACTCACGATAAAGTGTATCGTGTGTCTGATGTCTCGATAATGCCCGCATCTTGGCAGGCGTCAACGAAATTTTCAGATAATTTTCTCTTACCTCCTTTTTCGGCTGTATCTCCTATAGCCTTAGCGAGTTTCGCCAGCGGAATATTTGCGTGTTGGAGCACCTCTTCGGCACTTACCCCGAACTCAGACGCAACTTCCAGTAGACTTTCGTTGTCTGTTATCTTTCGAGAGGACCCCATACTCCTCAGTTTGAGGGAAGGATACTCGGTACCGTCTTTGGCGAGGGCCACGGCTTTCTTTTTAAATCGGTCAGCCCAGTTAGAAACGATCTTAGCAATAGCCCACAACTGCTCTACAATCTCCGGGTCTTCTGTTTCTTCGATGTCTACGTCGGGTAGCTGTGGGTTGATCTTCTTTGCTACTTCGATGACGAGTCCACCAAGAGCGGGGCAGGAATCTTCGTGGCGACAGAACCTACAGTTCACATTCGGCGTAAGGTCGTCGAGCGCAGGAGTCCCTTGATCCCACTTGGGGCGTATCTTCTCCGCTTTCTTGATTACGGAACTAAGCTCTGAGACAATGCCATCTACGTCACTACGCTCAAACGTATGGTGGAGGCTGGCGTTGTGTTGTGGGACGTAGAACACGAAGACAATCTCTTCGATATCTGGGAATTTTTGGAAGGCCCCCACTGTGTAGGCTTTGGCTTGCCAGTTCTTTTCTGGTGGGTCAATGATACTGATCCCTGTTTTGTAATCAGCCATCACGGCCTTGGTGCCGGAATCAAGAATCAGGAATCGGTCACAGGTTCCCCATGTGCCTGTCCCATCCAATTCTACGTCTACCTGTATCTCATTGTGCTCCTCTTGTATCCCAGAGAAGTTACCCATGAACGCCTCCTCCATCTCCACGATCTGATCGTAGATCTGTAGCTCTTGCTCATTGTGGAGGGCAGAAGGATCGTGGACTTCCAAGGCTTCGTGGATGCGGGTTCCCATTTCGGCGGCGGCATTAGTGCCGTCTCTTCCGTGGTATCCCGCACACCCCGCCACATACTTAAGGCTGGATGGGCTGAACTCCGCGTGTCCGCGTGAGCCGTGGTCTGGTGTATTCATTCTCCGTGTAGTTCTTGGATGTTCTTTGCTTTGCGTTGCACCGAAGCAATAACAGATTCTTCGATGGTGTTCGCAGCGACTAAGATTTTTTGGATGGAGTCACTCTTGGCTCCGTTTCTATGTATGCGCCCCAATGTTTGGATGTAGCTTTTGGCATCGAATGTGGGGCTTATCAAGGAGACACGGGGTCGGTTGCCGTGCGTGTCGTGTAGAGAAATACCAGTCCCCCCTGCGGCTATGTTTGCTACGACACAGTGTGTCTTGTCTGCTTGGAAGTCGTCGATAACTTTTTGGCGCGCTTCTTCCGATTGTCCTCCTTCTATTCGACCTGCTTTAAGTAGCCCACACAATGAGTCTACGGTTGCTTTGTAATTTACAAACAGGACCACACTTTTTCCTTCGTGGATGAGATCGTTGGCTATCTCTACCATCTCAACGACTTTAAGAGACTCAGCCAGTTGCCTAGCCCTTCCAAGGTTGACAATCAGGTGCTCACTGTCAGCTACTGTCCCGTTCTCTATGTAGTCGCAGATGATGTCGGGCGTTATTCCCAGCCCGTCGTAAGCATCCATTATTTTCTTAGAGTCCTTAAAATCAACAGGCTCCACAAAAACCATGTTATCTCTAAACGAATCGGGGAAGTCTTTTACCGAGAGTCGGTGAGCGTAATCCCCATACATTTCCCCATGCAGACCCCTGAGACAGGATCGGTTCATAAGCCTCCAGTTATTCCACTGATCTTTTCGGCATCCGTTCTTTGTCATCCAACGAAACCAGTTTTTCAAAGGATACACATCTTTGTTCAAAGAGTGCAGCCCCAGACAGAACCCCAACGCCCGCATTTCTACGGGGCTTTCGCTCGCGGTGGCCGACATCCCATGAACTCTAAATTTCTGTAGAACTAGGGATATAAGTAGTTGTGCGTTAAGAGTAAATGGTCCCTTGGCTTTATGGATTTCATCCATGAAAACCATCGTGTTCCGAGGCAATTTCCACTTGAAGATCTTCTTACCTTTACGGCTCATGAACTTCGTGTTCCCCGTCCGTATCTTTTCATAGTTAAGAACAAAGACAGGCTCAATCCCGAACTCCGCTAGCTCTCGTTTCCAGCTTGTTATTACCGCTTTGGGGCAAATGACTGCCACAGGGTATTTCATCACCTTGGCGATGTAACAGGCTACTACAGTTTTACCGCAGCCTGTGTGCGAGCTATCCAGAGTATTCTGCCTGCGGAACAGGCAGTCTATGAAGGAGTCCGCAACGACTTGTTGCATTGGGTAGAGTGATTTCACACTTGTGCTTTACCACAGGTGGAAACCAAGACCAGAAAATTATTTAATTTATTTTCTCGAAGAGGTAGCGGGCGATAAGATAAGCGTCAATCATCCCGTCATGAGGGGTGCGGCATCTCTTGTTCTTTAGCCAGTTCTCTTGGGGGGCCAGCCGCTCCACCGTTTGCAGAGCCGCAACTTTAGTAAAACCTTTCGCAGTGTTGCCCAGCATTTGCTTCTGCCATTTATGCACACTTATACGATTCACATCGTAGCCCCTTGACTCAGCCATACCCAAAAGCTTACCGAAGCTTAGCGCCATAGAGCGGACGGCCTGCGAGCTTTTTGCGTGGGCCAAAGGCTCTTCTATCGCCAGCGTGAAGGGGGTACACAGGTCCATCAACCAGTCATGAACTTTGCGTACATCTACTTCCCGCTTCTTAGATCGTTGCAGACAGGGCATGGCGATCTTGTCGATTATAGAACCGTCGTGCTTAGATATCGCGCAGAGTCCCCCGTCTAATCCGTTATCTACACCTACGATCATACAAGTTGGTCTATTATCTTAGAGGAGACTAACAGACCATTACCTGATTCGGGAACGAAAAGATCCATATTCTTTTGTAGACTACGCAGGAAATACACTTCTTTTCCTGTTTTAGGTATCACCCTGTAAAAAGCCCCAACGAGTTCTACCCGCGTGAATTTAAAGTCGTTGATGTCGGGGAGATCCACTTTGATGATAGCGACGGGCTTCGCCTCATCAACTCTGTTTGGAAACAACTCACTCATCTGCAAGGATACTTGTGTCTAGAAAGCATGGTGTAGACGGGCCTAGGTATGTCTTCACAAGAGTATCCATAGCTTCTTGCGCGAGGGCTTCACTTAAGTCGTGCTTTTCTTGAAGAATAAGTTTTACCATATTGATGCTGTAACACGCCCGAGGGTGCGTGTCTGCGCCTTCGATTACACCTAGTAGTGCGTCCTCTAACTCAGCTAACAATATGAAGGGTTTAGTTTCCTCAACGGAGTCCGAAGGACAGTTAATGTGAGATGCCCTGTCAAAAGACAGATCATCCATACGCCCAGAGCCGAAGTCATCGAAGTTGTTAATCATTGTCTGGGTCTATATCTATGACCTTTTTGGGGGCGATAGCGCCTCCCCCTCTGTCCGCTTTGGTGTTATTGAGAATAGAGATGTCTATCTGCATAGAGCTGCTCCCCCCACCTTTGGCGTTCAGACCTAAGTTTCTACGTATTAGCTGGTCTAGTTCCGACAGCTCCCTGACGGTTTTAGGGCCGCGAAGGTTTTTCACACTGTCTCGTAGGAGCTTTATTCCTGCGGCAGCAATGTAGTGCTGGTACTTATCCGCAGGAGTAGATTGTCTCTCCGCAATCTCCATCATAGACTGATCCTCTTCATTTCTCGCATCGTGCTGAGCGCAGAGGATAGCTTCGTCCGTCATGTTTTCCAGCTCTCCGTCAATAGCAGCACCCAATGGATCAGCAGGAGGGTCATCACTAACTACGGGTACGTGTGGAACATTGCCCCCTTTTCTCGGGGGGAGCCCCATAGCCTTGAACCATCGTCGCACAGTTCCTGAGTGAACTCCAAGTTCCCGTGCGATCACGTTCATCTTGTAATTCTTTTCGTGCATTTCTAGAGCTCGTTTCTTTAGCTCGTCTTTGGGATTGTCACTCACAAGAACTGAAATTACTTTCGTGGTTTAATTATGGCTTCAAAGAAGAAGACCTACAAGCAGATACTAGAACCTAGCATCGACCCAAAAACTAAACGCATGGATGTGGGTGGGTTGCTCATACCCCCTACAAGTTTAATTACTGCTTTACTCTACGGATTCGCACACCACACACATGCCAAGGCAAAAGAATATTACTTTTGGAGGGTGTGTGATGAGCTGTGGAATCACGAAGATCTGCCGGAAAAGCTGATGGTAAAACATCCTTGGGCAGAGGAGATGATTAGATCTGCCATAGAACACAAATACCTAGCTATTGGTGGGTCAGCTTCTTCGGGGAAGTCGCACACTATGGCCGCTTGGGGAATAGTTAATTGGTTATCACAGCCCAAAGATACTCTGGTGTTGATGACCTCTACTACATTAAGGGAAGCGAGGAAACGTATATGGGGTTCTGTTATGTCTTTGCTGACAGTCATTGAAGGGGCTCCGATAAAAATAAGAGACTCAATAGGTAACGCAGCTTACGTAGATGAGAACCAGACTCTTATCGAACGAGCGGGTCTCAGCCTCATATCAGCAGAGAAATCAAAGACAAGAGAAGCTGTTGGTAAATTTATTGGTATCAAACAGAAGCGGGTGATCTTAATCGGCGATGAGCTATCTGAACTCTCAGAGGCAATTCTTCAGGCGGGTTTAACGAACTTGTCGAAGAACCCTGAGTTCCAACTCATCGGCATGTCGAACCCGAATAGCCGCTTCGATGCTTTTGGTATCTGGTCTCAGCCCAAAGACGGGTGGGACTCCGTAGATACAAATACTTACGATAACTGGGAGACGAAGTGGGGAGGACATTATTTACGCTTAGATGGGGAGAGGTCTCCCAACATTGTGGCGGGGGAAACAGTATACCCGTGGCTACCCACACAGGAAAAACTTGATGAAGACAAAGCCTTACTGGGGGTCGAGTCTCGGGGTTATATGCGAATGGTCCGTGCCGTATTCTTTGACTCGGATGAGACTACCGGCATCTACAGCGAATCAGAGCTGACTACTTCGGGGGCTATGAACAAAGTGGAATGGGCGGGCACCCCCACTAATATTGCAGGGTGCGACCCCGCATTCACAAATGGGGGCGACCGCACGATTTTGTATACCGCTTCAGTTGGCTATGATAAATCCGGTCAATACGTAATAGAGTTCGGGGAAGCTATACATCTTAACGATGACGCTACAAATAAAGCGGTGCCTCGGACTTACCAGATTGTCAGGCAAATTAAGGAGGAGTGCCAGAAGCGAAACATATCCGCAGAGAACGTAGCTGTTGACGCCACCGGAGCGGGGGCTCCGTTCTGTGATGTTCTGGCGGGGGAGTGGGCGGGCACTTTTCTTCGGGTCAGCTTCGGAGGCAAGCCCAGCGACAAGCGGGTGAGCCTTAGCAGTAAGCTGACAGGCGCTGAAATGTACACAAATCGGGTGTCCGAGATGTGGTTCGTGGGAAAAGAATTGATGCGGACAAAGCAGATGTTTGGTGTGCAGGCAGATCTGGCGCAGGAAATAACAGCGCGGAACTACGAGCTGGTAAAGAGCGGGTCGCTCAAAGTAAAAATCGAGCCCAAGCCTGAATTTAAGGGGCGTTTTGGAAAGAGCCCTGACTTAGCTGACGCAGCATTTTTAGCTTTGGACTGCGCCCGCCAGCGGTTGGGGCTTGTGGCAGTTGACCCTCCTCAGTCGGGTTCAGGGCCAGTTCGCCCACCTGTTACCATCAAACAGCTAAGCGGTGCGTTGAACAATCCCGACGCTGTACTGCTGGATTGACTTATAAGCCCTAAAATATAGTATGGAGCATGGCCGAGTCAGACCCTCGAAAAAGATTAGCGCAAGAGCTAAAAGATATGTACCGCGCGGGTTCTTTGGACCCCCTCAAAATGAAAGGTGGTTTGCCGCAAGAACTACAGGATAGCGCAACCAGTCTTGGGATTACCGATGAAAATCTAAATAAGTTCCTCAGTAAACTAGGTACTCCTCTGGAGCCGGGGCTGACTCCCGTAGAGAGACTGAGACGACAAGACAGGGCACGCCGTAATCAGAGAGCGGAAGCCATGCAAAAAGCGAGGGAACCCGACGCTGTTTCTGGAAGAGAACCCATGAGAACAAGTCTGGTTATTACTGGTCTCAGAGATGAGTCCGGCAATCCGTATAGGAGATCTCTAGATACACCCGGAGCACAGGCCCGACGGAGAGTGCGAGAAGCGGAGCGAGCGGGGGATGTATCAGGGGCGTCTGCTCTTCGCCGCGACCCCGCTGCGGGGGCGGATCGGGGCACACGAACACAAGATGATGCCCAAGTAGATCGTGCGAGAGGGATACAAAAGCAGCAGGACGCCAAGAGAGCGGAGGACGCAGCAGGAAAAAATGAGAGAGGTGCGAAACGAACTGCTAGGCAGTTGAAGAAAGAGTTGAGGAAATTAAAAGAAGAGAAGAAGAATAGAAGAGGTCAGGGTAAGAACAAGGATCGTTAAAATGGCTGAAGAAGATTTAGGAACAGCGGCTCTTAGAGATACGTTTAAGTTTCGCACCGACTTCTCTCCGAAGGGGAGGCAGCGTGAAGCGGATCGTTCGCTTGAACGAGCCGACCGATTGAACAAGATTGCGGCTACGTATGACGCGATGTCCCAGCGCAGGACCAATCTTCTTACCACGCAAGTAAAACTTAGAGAAGCCGAAGCCACCGCACGTCAAAACACTCAGCAAGGGCAAGCTGCTGCTGCCGCCTCCCAAAATGTGTCGAGGCATGTGACTTCGCTGCGTCGCAGGGAGGATGAGCTGCGCGCTATGTTTAATGAGGGTGGGGCCGCTGCTGCGAAAGCATACATGGCCCAGACACGAAGGTTGGCTAATGATCCTAAGTTTCTTGTTGGTTACGAAATAATGGGGGCTCAGGCCCGTGATTCGCGGGATCAGGTTATAACTAACCAGCAAAAAATATTAGACGACCTAATCGCGGAACAAGAGAAACAGGACGCCACGAACATCAAGTATGATAATTTTTTAAGTATCATCGAACAAGATGAAGACGGAAACTTTGTAGATGATCTTTCTAAAGACCTTCAAGAGCTGCTCGTCTTTCCAGACAATCTCCCCCCTGATGTTTCGACTAGGGCCTCCGCACTTAATCTAGCGGAGAAAAGAGTTAAATCTGAAATAAAGAGTATCTCATCTATACGATCACAAGTTGCTAAACTATTAGAAGATGCTGGAAATCCTAAGGGTTTCAAAAAGAAACGCGCGGGGGATGGCCCTCCTTATGCGGACGAGGATGTTGTTGAAGGTTTGTCCCCAACTTATTTGGTTGGTTTATTAACACGCTACAAAAAATTATATAGACCAGCATCAGACGAGCTAAGCGACTTGATTCCTGCTGTCGACAAAAACAAACTGTTTACGGACGATGACGGCAATTTTAAATTTAACACCAAAAAAATCATCAAACAGTTACAAAATCCAGAAGGCGAAGATTTCGATGTAACGAAACAAAGTCTCGATGATTTTGGTGCAGCCCTTATTGCAAAAATATTTGAGCAGCAGCTTGACCTCGAAACAAGTCTAAGTGAACGAGCTTCTCGTTTAGGGGAAGCGGTTGACATAGATCCAGATCTCAATCCCGACGAAGAAAAGATAGACGAGGGGCGTGGAGGAGCAAAACCTTTATTCCAGTAACGTAGGAGAATAATAACATACACATACATTAAGCATGTCATCGTTGAATGAGCTTAAAGACGCACTCTCATTTAGTGAGTGGAAGAAGACTAATCCTGTTGATCACAGGAACAGACCTATAGACCCCGAAGACGATTTTGCTCTGCGTAATTCCTTCAGAAATTATATAGAAGGTTTTATCAGTAAGATCGAAAGTCCCCTGCAAAAAAAGGGGGCGACCGAAGTAGCCGACAGGTTTCTAGTTGAGGGCTTTAGCTCCCTAGAAGAACTCAACGAAGCTCTCGATAGAGTTTCCGAGGTCCCTTATGCTGAGCAAGAGTCCGAGGTACTGGAAAACTATTTCCGTTTGAGACGAGACTACTCGTCAACAAATGAAGACGGGTCTAGTGTGGGGGATATTTTTTATGGCCTCGAAGAGTCAGGCTTTAATCCCGTTAGGTTCGCCCGACTCAGAGAAAAACAAGTCGGGGCGGATATTCTTGAGCCTAACATGGAGGGCGAAAGAGAATCTCTTACTGACGAGGAGTTGAGCTACTTACAGGGGTTTGAAGATCCCTTGAAACTTCTTGTAGAGGGCACAGAAGAAGACCGGTTGAGAACCAAGCTGTCTGATGGGCGACTTGGTGTAGCGATTATAAATGGGCAGATAGTTAGTAAGGACATCCCTCAAGAAAATATAGACGCGGAGGTTACAAAGTCTATTCAGGCGGGGGCAATAGACCCAAGGCTTAAAGGGCAAGTTATTGATAGTCTGAAGAATCCTGCAAAGGGCTCTACTGCGACACGAAATACAGACGAAGCAGAGAGGTTAATCAGGTCGGTCCCCACCGACAGCTACCTGTATGATAGTTTACGTGCCCTTATAAAACAAGTAGGGGCTTCTCACGTTAAACCGCAGGGGGGTGAGGTACATGAGTTTATTGAAGTGGATGGTGTTCCTACCGGCGTGACCAAGGCTGGTGTTGGCAAGTACAACAGGGTAGTCACACAAGACTACAGGGAAGCGTTAAAAGACTTTAGAACACTTTACCCACTACGAGGGCACCTAAGTGATAAAGAGATACTTCACGCTCTTAGATCGGTAGCTATGAATGTCGCAGTCCAAACGGGGGCTGTAACATACCATGAGAAAAAGAGTTTTATCTTCACTGGCAAAAAGACCAGAGCAAAGCAATCTCTAGAGAGAGTTGAGCAAAATGTATATCAAGACCCAGTAACTAAGCAGTCTTATATTCATCCCTCGTTGCTACTGGCAAGCGAAGATTTTAATAATCTCTCGAAGCGAAAAGACCTTTACTTCCCAGATGTAGACGAAGATGGAGATAAGGTTTTCATAAACTTACAGGGAGAAACCAAAGACTCGGAGGGTAGGACGCTAGAGGAGCGTCTCCGCGCTCTTAGGAAGAAGAAACTCGACGACTCATATGAAACGATTGTCGATAGTATTTTCGACGGGACCGCAGATCTAAGAAATTCGTGGCTCAACCACATTAAAACGACCGATCTATACGATCCTAAATTTAAATCCAGCAAATCGCGGGGGGAGATTTTAGGAGAATGGCTGGACACAGAGAGCGGAAAAAATTTCTATAATCGAGTTGGCAGATCTATTTTACAGGCTTCTGGAGATCTGGTGGGGGCGCTTTCCCTCATTGCGGGTAAGGCTCAAAACCTAGTCACTTCTGGGGATGACCCTGTTTTCTTGGAGAAGTTAGGTGGGGATATTCTTAAACAGGGGGCGGCGGAACGTGAGGCGAATAAAGCTCTTAGCTCTATCTTTGGGCAACAAGCGTCATACGTGGATGATGGGGTGATGTTTATCGCCCCGCTAGCTGTAGACCTTACGGCCACCACAGGGTTAACAGTGACAACGGGGGGCGCGGGGGGCGCTATGTACCTGAGTGCGGCTGGGACTAAGTACGGTGTTCGGAGCACCGCTAAGGCTTATGCTGCTGGTCTGGTGGGCGGGGGAATGAGGACACTCCTGAAAGAAGCCGGTGAAGAATCTGTGGAGGCCACAGTAAAGAAGGCAATAGAGAAGAAGCTTATCAAAGTTAAACCCCTGCCTCTCGTACGCGAGGGGGTGGCAAAGACCGCTGAGGCAACCTCGGCGGTAAAACTTTTTGAAGCTGCGGCAAAAGGAATGCGCTCCAAAAGAGTGATGTTCCCCGCGATGGCGGCTCCCGCTTTTTTGCGCTCTGCGGGGCACACGTATGGAGACATGCACATGCTTTTGAAGGGGGCTACCGACGCTGATGGCAAGCCTCTCAGCGCCGAAGAGATCGAGGACAGGGCGACGGGAGCGGCTTTCTTGGGTGGGTTTTTTACGGTAGCTACCGTACTTGGTCTCCACAGTCTTGGTAGCGTGGGACCTTTGAAGAGACTGGGATTGGGTGGCTTAGAAACGTGGGCCGCTAGAGGAGGGACTACTCGCGGACTTAAAGCCATACTAGAGAAACTAAGGCAGAAACCCTATGCTTCTTTAGGGGAAGCTACGAAAGACATAACTAGTAAAGTCTTAGAGAAGGGTTTAGCTAAAATGAGCCATACCTTTCTAAAGAGAACGGGCAGCGGAGTACTTGCGGAATCCCTTCAGGAAGGGTCGGACGCTTTACTCAACACGTACGCCCGCTCATGGGGGGCCAGAGGAACTTCCGCAGATGACTGGGATCGCCCATTTTTAGACCGCGCAAAAGAAGGGCTCATTGGTGCTGCATATGGGGCGGGTCTGGGGGCTCTTGGTGGTGGTGTCAGAGGAACTCTTGAGTCCCGTGCAAACAGGGGGACGATGGGAGAGGGGGCCGAGGCGAGAGTCCGTCGTGAAATAGCCAGCGATATCAGGGAGCAAACTGTCGCTAAGCTACAGGCTACCGGAAGCACAGAAACTGCCAACACAGTTGAGGAGATTCTCGCTGCGATGGACGAAGCGTCTGCCCAACCGGAGGTAGACACAGCCTCAGCCACAGCCACAGCCACAACCGCAGCCGCAGCCGCAGCCGCAGACGCATCCACCCCTACGGACACGGACACGGACACGCAAGCAGCCGCAGACGAAGCCCAGCAACAGCTCGAAGATCAGCGGGAGAGGGCCGCAGCAGAGAGAGTAAAGCCGCTTCAAGAAAAGCTCGCCGCCGCGAAATCGAAGAAAGAAAGAGAAGCTATTGAAAAGCAAATAGCGGATCAACTTGGGACATCTCTACAGCGTTCTTCACCTGAAATTGCCGAATCAGAGGCGCAGCTAACACAAGAAGCTGCACTAGCGGAGGAAGAAAGAATCCTAGGCTTTCTACAATCAATCGGTCTGGAGGTTTTGTCGGCTGAGATGCTGCCGGTCATTTTGAATCCCAATGATTTTTCGTTGGTTGAAAGGCAGGCGATCATTTCTCAGATTGAAGAATTCGCGGCTGATAAAGACCTTACTCAAGAACAGAAGGATCTTGTAGCTTACATTATTCACCAGCTACAGACTGGGATCACCGAGGGTGATGCGGACGCTAATGTGGAAAACTCCACAGCAGAACAGCAGAGTGAGGCGGTCGCGGCGGCTAACAGAGCTCAAGCAGAGTCGTCTTCCGCGCAAGAGTCTTCGGGTACAGGCGGGACTGCTGTTACACCCGACGCTAAAAGCGAGCTTATCAACGCGCTCGTTGTGGGGAGGGGCATGACAAAAGAGGATGCCACAGCAGAGGTAGAAGAGTTGATGTCTCAGGTTCGGCGAGACCCACAAGAGGCAGAGGACTTGGCCCGTATCGAAAGGGATGAGCCCGTCCTGAAACAAACAATCAGCAGCATCAAAAATGGGCTAGATGCTCTTAAGGAACGCGCAGAAGCTGGCCCTCCGAGAGCATACCGTGGGGGAGTGGGGCAGGATTATTTCACGGACACACCCACACAGGGTTTGATAGATGCACTGGACAAGAGGATTGCCTATAAGGCCCGTCGAAGGGATCTCTCTGATAAAGGAACCCGTGCAGCAGAGCTGGAGCTTTTGGGGAGATTAAAAGATACCCTCGAAGATCTTCTGGCGCTTAATACTCGTAGGAAAGAGCTGGAGCCAGACCCAGTGGTAGACGGGGATGTGGACGAGGATGTGGACGGGGATACAGAAAAGTATCCGAAAGGTACGATTGTACGATCTGATATTTATAAGAGTGAGGGGGACATAGAAATTCTTAAACGGAAAGAGGACGATAGACGAGGAGCTGTCTATCTAGCTATGTTCTCCAAGAGCAAACGCTCGGGCGACATTTCTGAAACGGCTATTGACAGTATTGTCTCAAAGCCAGAGACCGAGGAAGAATCGGTTGATCCGACACCCCTTAGCCCAAAAGAGCGACGGGATTTGGAGGCCCGTGCTGAAGCAAAGGCAGATGAAGCGGCGGAGGCGGGTGACCCGAGACCTCAGGAAAGATTGGAAGAACTCCGTGATAGGCATCAACGCCTACGAGCAGAGCTCCAAGATCCTCCTGAAGGTTTTGATAGGGGTGAGCGATTCGAGAACGAGCGAGACCTAGTTACTATCGAGAACTATATGCGTGAGATAGCCGGGGAGCCGCAGGTCGATACTTCAGGAGTCACTCCCGAGGTGCAGGCCAAGTCTGACGCATACTTCGCCAAGCGGGTTCAGGAGATTCAAGCTAAGCTCGCCAAAGGAGAGGAGATCACCTCGGTTGATCGTCGAGATTGGGATATAGCGGGGAAGGACGAAGCGGATTTGCCCGCACCCACACCTCCAGCCCCTGAATCAGGAACCACGGGTCAGGAATCAGGAACCACGGCTAAAGCCTTTAATTCCCCCCACGTTCTGCACAGTGTACGCGATCCCGCAGATATACCCAGTATGCTTACGGGCCTTGCGCCCGGAACCAACGTAACCCTCGATAGCACCAAGCCGAACCAATCTCTCAATAACATTGTCTTGGTTTTTGATCCGGCGTTGGGGGAGTTTGTAGAAACCAAAGGATATAATTTCAACGATGGAGTACTAAAACAAGAGGCCCAGCCTGAGCTTGTTGAGATCCTTGCCGAGCGTGATATCTACGAGGCTGATGAAAAGATTTCCGTAGATGAGGCTGAGTCAGGTAAACTCGCTAAACTCGCTACAGAAAAAATGGAGCAGAGCGGGGAGCTCAGAGATGAGATTAAGGCACTAATAGATGAAATAGAAACGAGTTCCAAAGAAGCGGTAAAGAAAAACGAAGGCGGAACATGGCAGCTAGTAACCCCCGAGGGAAAAGCTGTTATTATATTCGCTCCCCGAGGGAATGTGTCTGAGGGCCGAGATGCTTTTAAGATCATCTCGGGAACTTTGGCACGCTCGGGACGGGGGCCGCTGACTATAAATACTAGGCTAAATGTTCCGGTTGGCTCAGATGCTGAGACAATCGCATACCTTGCTAGGTACGCGCGCGACCTTCCGCATATTGCAGCCAAGCAAAAGAAGATAGAGGAACTAGAGAGGGAGTCCAAGATACTAGATAGGGATGCTGATCGGTTTTACGACAGGGCTCTAGAATTAGAAGGGCTCGACCCTAGGACAGGAACTGAGAGGAAATACCGCTCAACTGAGCAAAAGCTCCGCGACGACTTGGGAGACTTGGTGGATACAGTTCCAATCTATCTCTTTGATACAGATGAAGAGGGCAACCCCACCAATGTAGAAAAAGTCACCACCAAGGGTGAGAAGAAGCCTGATAGGGATGCGGGTAAGGGACCCGTGAAACAGGACAAAGGTGTCCTTTTGGAAATCGACCCTAAACAGAAGGCCAAGGACGAACTCGACGCTATTGTAGAAGAAGACGTAGAAGCGGGTGCCCTTCGTAGGGGAGGCGCTAAAAATGCGCTGAGGAGGATGGGGACCGCCGTGTTTGGTTTCCCCTCAAGCATCAAAGTAAACCCTACCGATCAGAAAGCTGCGGCTGACCGAGAGTTTGAAGGCGTATACGCGAGGTATCCTCTCGTTCAGTTTGATGAGAGCGGCTCTCCGCTGACAACGGAGAAGGAAGTAAGGGCGAGTTTAGAGTCTATCATGGGAACAAAGGTTCCCGACGAACAATGGGCGACCTTACAGAAGACCAGACAACAGTTCAGCAAGACAGACATATACACGATTAGAGATACCCCCGGAGGCATCTTCGATGATGGCAAAGGCAACGGTGGTACTAACGAGATTGTGATTCTGTTTAACAACGATCCCAGAGCCATGAAGGTGGCTCTCGATCAGGTAGTGAACGTCCACTCGATCCCCATCCCTAAAGATTTTCCGAGAGAGAAAGTCAACCAGACTCTCCGAGCGGATACACATGGGCGGGAGAGTGCAGCCGATGTGGGGGAGGTGAGGTCTGTGTACTACCCTGTAGGAGACGGGAGTGGTTCCGAGGTGAGGGCTAGCGGCAACTACACCCACAAGAAAACCAGCAGCGCAGATGAATTGGCCACTACAGAGGCACAAAAAACCAATACTCTGTTGCAGTTTATTAACACCAGTGCGCGAATAGATGTTTCTCTAAACAAGGAAGACCCCACCCGAGGGTCTGGTCGAGTGGAAGAGTCTCTAACTATTGCTCAGACAATTCAAAGAATTCTGTCGTATGTTGAGGGGCTGCTAAGTGGGAGCATCAATGACAAAGGCGTCTACATATACGACCAGCCGCTCCCACTGAGTACGAGGAGCATAAAGAACTTGAAACTCCTCTCTAACAGTGAAGAAGATGCGAGGTATACGTTCACTTTGGATTTGAACGCGAAGGGAGCCCGCTTCGCCGTAGAGGTCGCCATACTTCAAGCAGTGACGAACAAGTCTGAAGGACAGACTAACGAAGAGGCGATTATGGCTCTCTTCAATAGGGGTGAGAAAGACTTTTCTGATCTGACTAAGCTGACGGGTAAAACAGAAGCTGATTTTGAAACCGCAAACGAATTGTTTGGGTTTGTGCTGAGCAAATTCTTGGGGAGGGGTATCCCAACTGGAGAAGGCCAGAGCATTTTTGATGCGGTTGCGGAACATATTTCAAATCTTACAAGACATGAGGGGGCGGCGTCGGAAGGAAGCCGTGCAAACTCTGAGAAACCCACTCCTAATTATAATGCCGCCAAGGGGGATATCGATAATAGGTTGGATAAAGCATCTACTAAACAGATATCTGATAAAGCCCGAGCTGAATCGGGGTCGGTTGTCCAACCTGCTGAGCTCGCCTCTCCATCAGACACGGGTTCCCCAGATGAAGCCCCCAAAGAAGACGCACCAGACACTAGCACACTGGCGGGTGTTGGAGAAGTAGAGGTCGATCCACTTATCAAGGAAATTCAGGCTAAGGCGGGAGATTACTTCCTAGCTACTGACGCACGGGTAATCAGGAGTTACATCGAAGCTCTGGAAGGGGCGGGCATCATAAATCTCGGTATCGAGAATGATACGCCTGTGTTAGAGGTGATAGATAGATTTGAACAGGCTATGCGCGCGCTACCCAAGGGGTGGTCCGACACTGTACCGGATTCTGTGAACGAATCTATGCAGTCTACAGTGACGGCGCTGGGCTCCGCAATGATGGGCGGCTCAACGCGGTTGGGCGCTTCTAAGGGAGCGGGGGCTGCGATCTTGTATTTATATTCGATCAACGCGATGGGAGGAGGACTCGCGGGTGGGACAGCGGCAACCGCAATCGTCCAAGGCGCGGGCATAGAATTGGACGCGACGGATGTTGTTAAGGTGGTCAACGGTTACAGGTCACGGTCGGAGGCAGACTACGCTCCTAGTTTCTTGGATAAGAAGTTCCAAGAAAGAATTAAGGAGATGAACATCCAAGAGATCGCCGATCTTGGTTTAGAAAACAGAGACGTAGAATCCCTCATCAATGTCCTCAAGAATGCTGGCCCAGACCACCGTATGGCCGCAGATCTTCTACTTCAATTTGAGGACTACATAAGAACAAACTTAACTCCAGTTATAATTGAGGCTGGCAATCACTTTGCCGGTAGCTTCAGCCCTACGGGGGAAGTTACTGTGAATGTGAGCGGCAGATATGGGGATGGCGTCATCTCTGTAATTCTGCACGAAGTAGGTCATGCCGTTTTCCAGAGGATTATATCCGCCCCTGACGCAGAACTTACGTCTGGTCAGAGAGCTGCCAAAAAACAAATGCAGGTGGTCTATGATCGCGCTCGCAAGCAGTGGGAAAACTCTAAGAAGAGAGGTATAGCGAACCGCAATCTCGATTATGTATTCGAGACAGGAAGACAGACAGCTAGACTGGTGGGCCCTTCGGGCGTTATTGCCGCTAGTGGAGATCTTCCATTCTATGCAGGGGCTGATGAGACGACGCTCGATGCGTCCCAAGCAGCGATGGAGGGTACGGCAGGGTCGGATGTTATTCTCCCTGCCGCCCGTGGGTTTGAAGAATTCTTTACTAGCTGGCTCAGTTCTTCTGATTTCCAAGAGGCTACCCGCAAGATAGCTGTTGGTGACAGGAGTCTGTTCCGTAGAATTATTGATGCGATCAAGACCATGTTCGGTGTACGGACGGGTGTTGAGAAACAGCAAGCCGAAGTAGTTGATACTATTTATAACTTTGCGAAGCTGAGGGGCTCCCGAGATCTTACTCAATCTTACGAGGATACCCGAGCTAGGATTATTGCGGGGGTCCAACAACAGGTTGACCTTGTTGGGTTGAAGAGAGGTCTGAGCGCGGACCTAGATAAACGACTATCTCAGGGACTCGTTGACGGACCCGAGATTGATTTGTTCAAATCGTATCTTGATGATTTTGTCAAAGCTAGAGAAGAAGGACGATCTGGCGACGAAGAGGCTAGCCTTGCAGAGCAAGTTCTGTTTTCGCAGCTCCTCAGAGATGAAGTAAGTAGGCAAGTTCCTACGGGGGTGCGAGTAGTGTTTACTAATGCAGAGGATTTAAGGAGTCGGGGTCTGGGTTTCAAAGCGTTTGCGCCCGCCTTTAAAGAGGTGATTACCATAGAAGAAGGTGGGGTACAGAAAACGATCACACAGGTTAACTTTAACACCGATGCTTTGCAGTCGCAGGCCGACCTGCTAGGTGACATTCAATATCTGTCTAGCGTAGGCTCGGTCGACCCTGCCCATCTTGCTAGTGAAGAGGGTGGAGCCCAAGCTCTAGAGATGTTCCGACTCGCATCGAGGCGAGTTAGAAATGAGCTTGAGCTGATGACACTAGAAGAGACTGTCCACGTAGTAGACGAACTAGTAGTTACAGACGCTGAAAGAGAGGCGATACTTGAAGAGGTGGGTATTGATGCTCTTGTAGAGGCATACAAAGACTACTTACAGGTAAGTGATAGATTTAATTACCTCCGTCCAGAGACGCGGGAGAAAGCGGAGGCGGACGCCGAACCCAAATTACAGGCTCTTAGAGAGGGGTCCCCAAAAGAAATGGCAATCGCATTGTCTGAGATGGTCCGCATGGATGTGCAGCGGGTGGTGAAGGGGGCTACAACTGAATCGGTTTTTGCTGATGCCCTTGACGGTCTAAGTTCTCCATACGTCACGGCGCTTAGTAGACAACTCACAAAGATTGTAGCTAGATTAGGCCCCTCTCTCCGTGGGGAGCGGAACTCAAACTACCAACAGGTAGTTCAACGTATTGTCGGAGCATTGAAAGCTCTTGATAGCAATAAGCCAGAGGACGCGGGCTTTATTCCTGAGCAGCGGGGTCTAGACGCCAACCAAATTACTCCTCTGGGCGACATCGAGCCGTTATTGAATTCTTTTGAGAGACAGTCAGATCTTTTCAAGAAAGTTACGGACCCCAAATCTACCCCCGCTGAAAA